GCTAATGTAGCAACAATGCTTTCAGCAGGTTCAACGACTATAAGGGCAACACAAGCAGCCGCAGGAGGTTATACAAGCGCATATGTCGAGGCTAGCGTGACAGTTAACCCAATTGCTCCTACATTTGGTAGTTTTTCGGTTGCTTCTAGAGATTTTAGCGCTACTACATTTACTTTAACACCACCGACTTCTGATAGCCCAGGCGCATTTACATACTCGGTTGTTGGTACCACCGGTATAGTATCTGTATCCAGCAACGTAGTAACAATGCTTTCAGCGGGAACAACGACTATAAGAGCAACACAAGCGGCTGCTGGAGGTTATACAAGCGCGTATAGTGATGCTAGTGTGACGATTAATCCAATTGCTCCTACATTGAGTAATTTTTCGGTTGCTTCTAGAGATTTTGGCGCCATTCCATTTACTTTAACACCACCGACTTCTGATAGCCCAGGCGCGTTTACATACACTAGTAGCACCCCTTCCGTTGCTACTATCTCGGGAAATACTGTAACGGTTGTAGGTGCGGGTACTACTGACATAACCGCAACACAAGCAGCAACAACAAATTACACAACTGATTTTATTACTGCTTCATTTGTTGTAAACCCAATTGCTCCTACATTGAGTAATTTTTCGGTTGCTTCTAGAGATTTTGGCGCCATTCCATTTACTTTAACAGCACCCATATCAAACGTTCTTACTACGTCAATAATAACATCAATAGCAAGCGCTATGATTGAACCACCTAATATTAATACTTTGATATATGGCGCTCCATGGACGCAAATAGGAGGTGACATTGATGGTGAGTTCGCCGATGATGAAAGTGGTTTTAGTGTTGCATGTTCTGGGGATGGAAGTATAATTGCTGTCGGATCACGTTTCAATAGTGGAAGTTATACTAATGCTGGACACGTTAGAGTGTATATACGTAATTCTAGTAAATTATCTTCAAATAGCCTTGGTCCTGCTGGTTGGGATCAAATAGGTGGAGATATTAATGGCGAAGCTGCTGATAACTTTTCAGGATCAAGTGTTAGTCTTTCGGCAAGTGGTAATATAGTAGCAATTGGTGCAAATTACAACAGTGATGGAGGTATTGGTGCAGGACAGGTTAGAGTATATATCTACAATGAAAGTAAAACAACAGCAAATAGTCTGGGTCCAGCAGGATGGGATCAAATTGGTGGCGATATTGATGGTGAAAATGCCTACGATGAAAGTGGTGGTACTGTATGGAACCAAGAATCTATTAAATTATCGGCTGATGGAACTATTATTGTAATTGGAGCAGTTGGTAATGATGGAAACGGAACAAACTCTGGACACGCACGTGTATACAGATACAACCCGAATAAGTCTACAGCACAACCAAATCAAAGTTTAGCTGGTTTCGGTCCAGCGGGTTGGGATAGACTTGGTGCTGATATTGATGGTGAAGCAGTTAATGACTATAGTGGATATAGTGTTAGTTTATCCGCTGATGGAACGATTGTAGCTATTGGAGCATGGGCAAATGATGACAATGGGGGTGATTCTGGTCATGTTCGTGTATACAGATACAACCCGAATAAGTCTACAGCACAACCAAATCAAAGTTTAGCTGGTTTCGGTCCAGTGGGTTGGGATAGACTTGGTGCTGATATTAATGGAGAAGCTGTTGGCGATCGTTGCTCTTGTAATGCTCTTTCCGCCGATGGAACAATTATCGCAGTTGGTGCAAGTTTTAATAATAATCTAACTGGTAATGTTCGTGTATATAGATATAATTCAAGTAAAACAACAGCAAATAGTCTGGGTCCAGCTGGATGGGATCAAATTGGCGGCGATATTGATGGTGAAGGAATAAATAATTTTTCCGGAGATACAGTTTCTATTTCTGCAGATGGAACTATTGTTGCTATTGGTGCTCCTCAGAATTTAGACAATGGGTACCAAGCTGGACATGTAAGAGTATATAAATACAACCCAAATAAGTCTACAGCACAAACAAATCAAAGTTTAGCTGGTTTCGGTCCAGCGGGTTGGGATAGACTTGATATAGACATTAATGGAGAAGCTGCCGGCGATTGGTTCTCGCGTGTTGCTCTTTCATCCGATGGAACAACACTTGTCACTGGTGCTCGTTTTAATGATGGAACAAGTGGTAACAGCACAAATGATCGTGGTAGTGCTCGTGTATATAATATTCCAACCACAAACGCGTTAACGTATTCGAGTAGTAATCCAGACATAGCAAATATATATGGCAATCTTTTACTTATAAGAGGTGTTAATGGAAGCACTACAATAACTGTTAGTCAAACAGGAAACACTATAAATGGTCGTTTAGATGTAGTAGGAACAACATACACACTTCAATATGATCCATATAATATATTTACATACACTAGTAACACCCCTTCCGTTGCTACTATCTCGGGAAATATTGTAACTGTTGTTGGGGTGGGTACTTCTACTATTACAGCAACACAAAGTGCGATACAAAATTACACATCTGGTACTATTTCTGATTCATTTGTTGTAAACCCGATTGCTCCTACATTTACTACTACTTTCTCAGTTCCTTCTAAAAACTTTGGAGATGAACCGTTTACATTAACACCACCAACTTCAAATAGTTTAGGTGCATTTACTTATACTAGCAGTGATGAATCTGTTGCTACTATCTCTGGAAGTACCGTAACGATTGTTGGAGGAGGTACTTCTATTATTACTGCAACACAAGAGGCATCAGGAAATTATACACTCAAACAAGCAACTTCTTCATTTGAGGTATACATACTAACTCTGGCATCAAACAGCACAACAGTCCAATACATCGGTGATGCAAATGATGTTCCATCTTCTTCCCCATTATTCATTCAAAATAATTTAAGAGGAACAGGTCTAGAATGGTTTGCTGTTGTAAAAGATGGCATGAGACAAGCGATAACCAACTATGCAAAAGGAAATAATGCTTTAAATTTTGATGGTATAAACGATGCAGTGGATTTGGGTATCCCTGAGTGGTCCTATTCAACGCAATTTCGGTCCACGATGACAGTAGAATGCTGGTTCAGGACATCCGATACGAATAATCAGAAAGATTGTTTCTTTATATCCAGAAACATTACTTTTGGTTATTCATCAGAGAGTATGTTTTCATTAGGAATGCTGTCGGATGGTAGAATTGTATGCTTTCTACAAGGAATCAACGACTTATCTAGTTATATGGTTCTATTTAGTACTGGTTCCTATAAAGACACACTGTGGCATCACGCTGCAATTACCTATCAATCCAGCGCGGGCGAGTTAAATATGTATATTGATGGGTCATTAAATACTAGTAAAAACACATCTTTTCAGGATCAGATACTCGGTCCTCTTTCGTATAATACCACTACGCGTCTCATCATTGGAAGCGACCACGCAGGAGTGTATAATTCGCAAACCGATCGTCAGTTTCGCGGTTCAATAGCAGATGTTCGTGTATGGAATGTTGTTAGAACACCTACTGAAATTTTAAATAATTATAAAATTCAACTTAATGGTAATGAAGCGGGTTTAGTATATTATAGTAAGTTAGACCAAGGAGTAGCAAATGGTAATAATAGTGGAATTGCTACAGCAACAAATAATATGTTATCGAGTGGAAATACAGGCACATTACTAAATTTTGATCTTTTAGGAACAACATCAAATTGGGTTTCTGGACCACCACTATTATCAAACTCTTTATTTATCCCCACTGGTCAAACATCAGTGGTACCTTTTAATAACATTGTTACAACTCTCATGCAAGATATGAGTTCTCTGTTTTCCAATGCCACTTCATTCGATTACAGCATTGAATCATGGGATACATCAGCAGTTACAGATATGAGTGCTATGTTTACAGATGCAACAGCATTCAACCAACCTCTCTATTCATGGAATACATTAGCGGTTGAAAATATGAATTCTATGTTTCAAAATGCTACATTATTCAACCAAGACATCTCTGGTTGGGTCGTCGATAATGTTACAAACTGGAATAATTTTAAGGCAGGAACAAGCAGTCTGTTTACACTTGATAGAATACCAGCTAGATTTCGTGATGGACAAGCCGGATAATCCAAAACATTTTAAATACCCTCCATCATCATTACATCATAATTCATTCATAATTCATTCATAATTCATTCATAATTCATTCATTACATAATTTTTTAAAAATCTTCGAAAATTATGTAACAATTATTCATCTACGAACAGAAAATTGAAATGAAATTAATCTACTATATCCTCGAATATTTGATTATTTTTAATTATTATTAAATATCAATAATATTTAATAATATTGAGTAAGTATATAAATAATATCACAAACACCAATTCCTTTTCTTCGTCGTTTCGCTCTCTGACACTAAGTGTTACTACTGGTACCATGGTGAAGCTCCTGATAACACAAAGTGCTACAGGCAACTATTTATCTAGTACTATCGACGCAACACTGACTGTTACTTCGTAAATAGTTATGCACATTTTATAAAAGACTATCCCTATCTTAGAATCAAATCCCACATATAATATTCATATTTTATCGTAACAAATATGAATATTCAAACTCAAAATCACCAAACCATTATGGTAACGATTCCCAAACTCCAAAATAACCTCCTCATAATCCCGCAAAGCGCCGCTGCTCTGAGACGGGAAGTCGTGTAGTTTCCAAGTATTTATAATAAAAAAAGAAAATATCAGTAAGAAAAGAGGATCCCGAAGAATGATGATGATGTATGCAAATTTCAACTCTCGAGGGGCACTTTTCAAAAATGGACATTTATAAATGTCCATTTTGCAAAAAGCCAACCTAGATTTAAAAAAAACGATGCATTCGTCACTCAGAGCATAATGCTCTAAATCGTATTTTTAAGTTGAAAAATTTGTTACGATAACTTTTTTAAAATATTTTCCAAAAAGGGTTTAGACATTTTTCTCCATCTAGTATATACTAATGTCTACTAACGAAAAAGTTCCAAAAAGTTCCGACAAATTTTTTTGTTCAGACTGTGACTATACTACCATAAGGAAGAGTCAATATGAGCGTCATCTTTTGACACTGAAACACGGAATACTAACAAATACTAACAAAAAAGTTCAAAAGGTTCCTGACGATAAATCGTTTAAATGTGCGTGTGGGTCCTCCTATAAGTTCGCTTCAAGTTTATGTTACCATAAGAAGACATGTAAGGTAACAACAAACACAGAGTCAGTTGCGGATGCTGACGTATTAAAGGTCTCATCCAATGGAGGAATAAGCAATGAAATGATAATGAAACTTATCGAGCAGAATGGAAAATTACAGGAACAACTTGTGAGCTTATCCAAGGAGAAGAATATTGTAAATAATATTGTAAATAATACGAATAATTTCAATTTGAACATATTTTTGAACGAGAAGTGCAAAGATGCTCTGAATATAAGCGACTTCATCCAATCCTTGAAGATAACATTGGACGATCTGATGTATACAAAGAATAAAGGATTAGTGGAAGGTATTACGAATGTGATGATAAGAGGTCTTAGACAACTGGATGTGTATAAGCGCCCAATACACTGTACAGACACAAAACGCGAAACAATGTATATAAAGGATTGCGAGAAGTGGGAAAAAGACGATAATCATGATAAGATAAAGAATACGATTGTGAGGATTGCAAACAAGGAGCGCAACATGATAAGTGCGTGGGTAGATGAGAATCCGCACTGGTTTGATACAGAGGCGACGCAACTTGAGTACCTGACCATGGTGCGAAACGTTTGCGAACCAATAGAAAACGACGAGAAGTGTGAGAAAAAAATAATTCGCAACATTAGTCGCGAGGTATTTTTAGACAAAATGAACCATAAAATGGTTTAGAAAATATGTGATTAAGGGGTCGCGAGGGTCGCGCAAAAGAATGGCGATAAAATGGCGAAATATCTATAATAATTATATAATTATAATTTAGGATGTTTAACCAATATATATCGAGAGAGGCATTAAGTATTATCGCCGTTTTTATTTTCCTTATTTTATTCGGTATTATAAACGCATTTCGCCCTTCTATTATTTATAACAAAGACCTAAGTTTTCGTCGCTTTGGTATCGGGTATAAAAACAAAACCGTTATTCCTATTTGGCTGATGACGGTTGTGTTGGCTATACTGGTGTATGTTTTGGTGACCTACTTGTTCGAATATAAGGCTGTAGATTAGGGCGATGTAATGGCGAGGTATTAATAATTGTAATTATTTGTGTTGTAAAACGGTAACAAATAATTACAAACGATAATAATAACGATAATAGCAAGGATAGTCTAGTTTAGTTTATAGTTGAATCCGTCAGGTGTTAGCTTGTCTTGTGTTTTGGGGGCGGCGACGGTATTTTTAATATAACTATTTACGGCTTTTTGTGCTACAGCGGCATTGAGTGAACATGGTTGACTGATGATATAGTTGTAACTTTTTGAGGTCATGATGACACCGACAAGAATATACCAGACAAAAGTGCCCACAATATCTTTAAGTTTGACCATTTCTCTAAATTCTTGGTAAAGTTTTGAACCGGGAGTAGTTGTGCCATCCTGATTAACAGTAGGTGCACTGCCGGCACCCAGAACAAAAATACCTTTTCCATTTGAATAACTATTATCCCATGTTCTATTGAATTCTTTTTCCTCCTCGTAGTTAAACTGGTTAATAAAAATGGACGGATCATTGTAAATACTATTGACAGCGTCTATTAATTTATTGGTACCACTGTTTGGTACTATAATTAATCGTTTTATGAGATCGTGGAGACCGACAAGTTTAGTTATACCGTAGCCGAATGTATTGGAGAATGGCTCAATCCAGCCGGGGAAAATGCCGAGCAACATTTGTAATAGACCAAAAATGAAGAGCATAGGAAATATAGTGGATAAAATGCCTACATTCATGGATTCGGTATTATTACATACAGATTTAGCTAAAGCGGTATTAATGGATATTTGTGTAGAAACAATTGCTATAATATAAATAATATTCAACATGGTTGCCATAGAATCCGGTGTTTTGTATTTAGCAATAAAGTAGAATAATGTGATAAGAAAGAATGTAAAAACGGACGTGGATGGATTAGGAGCGTTACTTATTGTAATATTTTTTGATGGTATAGTTGGTGTACTCATTGTAATGTGAGAATTGCGTATTATATATATGTATATATGTATTATGTATAATTTATTTTATAAAAATACCATTATAAAATAATAGATTAAATAGATTTATTATATTAACATACATTCACGAATATTAAACAAGTTAACCAATGGACAAACCGGTATTGACAGAACCTGGAGTAAAATACTTTATGAATGAAGTATTAAAAACGTGTAAAGATAATAGAACTATTTTCACAAATAGTGTTTTTAATTTAGTACTGTTTTTAATTTTTATACTAATTGTAGGCGGATTTTTGTATTATAAGTATAGAGGTAGACTTACTCCTGATGAAAAGGAGGCAATATTGCGAGAACAAAAACAAGATGTATTGGTAAGACTAAATGCACTAAATGTTAAAATAGAGGCGAATAAAAAGAATGGGGCGGGTATGATAACAAATTTACCAATGTGGGATGTACCATCTTCTCAAGTTACGGTTAGCCCTTATATATGAGATCTGGATAGAGTAGAGGTGATATAGACGCGTGAGATTAATCGAAAATCGATATATAAAAGAAAATGAAATATATGTGTGTGGATAATAAGAATATTTTCGTAATAGAAAATATATTGAATATATAAATACATATAATGTCGCGTCCACATATGTCAATTGATGATGCCTTTCATGAGTATTATAAACTAAAGGATCAGTATGATGAAAAATATAATATAAAGAAGAAATCTGTTTTATCGGACGAGACACGTTCGATGGCACAAAAGCGAGCAGAGATTGCCAAGTTTAAAAGAGGGCGAAAGTGTATTGTTTGTAAGAATACAGGAGGTACGATATTTACGGAAGATAATAGGACGTTAAAAGCAGTGTGTGGGTCTGCGGCAACACCGTGCGGGTTAAATATAGAGATAGCAAAAGGGAAGATAGAGAATATAGGAGAAATGATAGCAGTGACATATAATAAGATCGAAACAATAAAGGAGAATATAATAAAATACAAGCTTGACTTATTGTTTAGATATATAACAGACGAACAGTTGGTACAGAAATTTGGAGAAGCTAAAAAAGAGTTGGATACATATTTGGAGCAATATGATAAGCTGTATAGTAAATATATAGATGTAACCGTGAATCCGCAGAATATTGACGAATTGAAGGTATTAAATGCCGAATTATATACGTATACACAGCAAATAAAACAACTAATGAAGGAATTTAATGTTACAGGAGAAAATGAGAAAATAAGAACACTTATTGATATATATTTAACAAATATTGTTCCATTGACAAAGAAGATAAGGGATAAGATGTATATATACAGTAATATCGAATATGACGAGAATACGAAGGAGCATTGGTTAATACAGAAGAAGTATAATATTGAAAGCATGGAAGTAGAAATAGAACATCCTCAAGTGATTTCATTTACAAAATAGAATTATATAATAGTATGGCATGTGCGTGTGAGATTGGATATTGGATATCGGATATTGGATATTGGATAATACAATATATATTATATATATTATATATTATAAGAGTAATATATATAATACTTGTAACTATTACATAACCATGTACGAGTTTATGAAGGGAGATATGATTTCGAATGGGATAGATGATAAAGTTATAGGCGCTATACGAGATGATAAAGACGTGAGAAGTAACAGAGCGGTGAGAAATGGAGAAATTCCCCAAAATAAATCATTAAATGAAAATACAAAGAATCAAAATAATTCAAATAACGCAACGACACCAATAACAACAACAACGACACCATCAATAACAACTCCCAATATAGTAATGGCAAATGATTCCATGATTTTTTATATAATGTCATGGTTATCAAATACGGTAATGCTAATGCTTTTTTCTACAGTTATAACGCTGATAGTAACAAAAAACTCCAAATGGTTTTACATATTATTATCGGTGTTTATAATAGTTACACTTGTTCAAATTTTAAGAATAATTCTTATGAGGTATGATGCTCCATTTTTATATAGACCAGGTAACTGTTCGGGTGATAATACAATAACTGATATGTTTTTATATAAAAACTTTATCATAGAAAACATTTTGAAGCGTATAAATAGGAAAGAATATCATAAGAGAGGATTCCCATCGATTCATATGACAATTGCGGCAAGTGTCACAACAATGATATATTTATTTTTTCCCAAGTTCCGTAAAATGACCCTAATAACTGCCCCTATATATTTAATATTATTGGGATATTCACGTATTTATTTAAATTGTCATACAATACTACAAGTCATTGCTGGTATAGTAGCGGGTATACTTGGTGGGAAGTTGATGTATAATATTTTTAGGTAAAATGATATAGAAAATACTTGATGTATTTCATATAGTTGTCATATGTGTGATCGTGAGTGTTGCTCGGGGTGTTGCTCGGGGGGTGGAACTGTATGTGATATAGAGGATGTGAATGCGAATGCGAATGCGAAAACAAATAATAAGGAAACATGTGGACATTATGTTTCCGGATGTAAAATAATTGCGAAATGTTGTAATAAAGATTATGGTTGTCGAATATGCCATGATTTTGAGAATACCGATCATGAAATAAACAGATATGAAATAGAAGAAATTATATGTAATAACTGTAGAGTAAGACAGCCTATATCGAACGCGTGTATAAATAAGGAGTGTCATTTTTTTGTAGAAACATTTGCGTCTTATTATTGTGATATATGTCATTTGTATTCAGATAACCCAGTATGCGAAATTTTTCATTGTGAAAAATGTAAAATATGTCGTGCGTGCGGTATAGGTAATAAACCCAGCGACTTTTTTCATTGTGATAAATGCGGTGGATGTATGAATAAACAAATTGAAACGACGCACAAATGTGTAAGCGATGCGCTACGCAACGACTGTTGTATATGTCTAGAGAATATATTTATATCAAGGGAAACGGTGGTTGTTTTGCCATGTGGTCATGCAATACATAATACATGCTTTGATAATTCGATAAAACAGAATAAGTATACATGTCCGCTATGTAGAAAAATGATGATAAAAGGAAGCATGCTTGAAATGATGATAAGTCATTATGATGCTTTAATTACAATGTATCCATATGATTCAAATGTAAATGCTTATATTTCATGTAATGATTGCGAGTTTAAAGGGGAAGTATTATTTCATCCTGCTGGTTTAAAATGTCGTGGGTGCGGTGGATATAATACATTGAAACTACGTTATGTAGAATAAATGAATTAAAAATGAATTTAAAATGAACTTATATAATAATATATATAGCCAAACGCATTCCCCGTCTGTTAAAACACACTATACATGTTTAAAATGATGAATATTTCACATGTTTTTTTATTACGTAATCGAAAATATAACAATATGAGTAACGCGAATAACACGAATAACATGAACGCTACATCTTATACAAAATGTGATAGTTTTTATGAATTAAAAAATTATAGTGCGTTTACACATAAATATATAGAAGGAGATAATTGTAACACTTATTTATGTAAAAAAATAGAAAATATTGAAAATACCAAATTATATAAATTTATGGATAAGATTTTTAAATGTCATATGACAAATATGCCAAAAAAAAAAGGGAATGAAGATTGTGACTGCGAATCAATATGTATGGCAAAAATATCAGAAACACAAACAATTCATGATAGTTCCAAAGAGGGAAAACAGGGAAAACAGGGAAAACAGGGAAAACAAGGAAAACAGTAAAAATAAAAATATGTAATAATAGTAATAATAGTAATAATAGTAATAATAGTAATAATAGTAATAATTATTATATATTTTATATATATAATACTTATCGTATATTACTCAACATATAATAGACAAATATAATGAAATATATATCACTTCCGGTATTTTTTATAACCTTTATAATAGGTATGGTTTATATTTATATCTCGGCGCCGCCCACTAGAAACATACTAATATACCCAACCGTAGACAATAATAGTAAATTTCAGTATATAGATAGAGCAGAAAATTGTTTCAAATTTGATGCGAAAGAGGAGAAGTGTCCATTTAATGAAGGTACATTGAAAAAAATACCCATACAAGTGTAATAACTTGAAACCTAAACATATAACATAATATAGAAATTAAGAATAAAAATAGGAATCAAAATCAAAGTAGGAATCAAAATCAAAGTAGGAATCAAAATCAAAGTAGGAATTAAAAATATTATATATTATAGATATATAGCATTTATAATATATACATAAAATGAATATAAAAAAATGGATACATTCCGAGACGAGTAAGTATATCATATCTATTATTCTAGGACTAGGTCTATCGACATTATTTAGAAAAGAATGTTATGGTGAAAATTGTATTGTTTTTCGTTCACCACCTGTAGAAGAATTAGAAAAAGAAATGTATTTATATGGAAAAAAATGTTATACGTATAAAAGTAAATCCGACCATTGTGATGATAAAAAAAAATCTGTAAGATTTGCGTAGTAAATTAAATCTATCATTCTTTATAGAATATATTAAGAGAGTAAATGACAGATACGACAAGTATTGACGACCTTCCGACTGATCCGAGTTCGGGAAATCAAAATAATTTAGTAATTCAAAAAACTGAAATGAACAATGGTATGAGAGGTGGAGGTGGAATGGATGGTATGAGTGGTATGAGTGGTATGAGTGGTATGAGTGGTGGTAATATGGCAAATAATCAAGTACATCCTCCTGCACAAGTATATTCGCCAAATGTTGCTGGTATGAATATGATGAATGGTGGAGGCATGGGTATGGGTATGCAAATGCCGCAACAACAACAACATCAACCTCAGCAAAATGTTATGAATGAACTGGTAAATGGGATTCAAAGAGCGAGTGTATCGGGTATGACAAATCTATCGTCGCGAGATATTCCAATGAATACTACAAATATGATGAACGATGATCAAATAAAACCAAACTACGTTCCCAGAGACCATATGAAGGAAGAGTTTCAAGATTATATTGGACAACACGAAGAAGAAGATATGAATGAAATCCGGTATTCAAAGCATACAACCAACGTTGATGCGATGGAAAATATATATAAGTTAATTCAAGTTCCTCTTTTAGTTGGGGTACTTTATTTTGCGTTTCAGCTCCCTATTTTTAGAAAGTATATGTCAAAATATATTCCTTCGATTTTTAATGTAGACGGTAATTACAATATAAGCGGACTTGTATTTGTAAGTTCTCTTTTTGGTCTGGGTTATTTTGGATTAACAAAAGTATTAGATAGTGTTGTTGTATAAAATGGATATATTACAATAATACAATCCTAGTAAAATCCTAGTAAAATCCTAGTAAAATCCTAGTACAATAATAAATATATTTATAGATTTATTATTGTAACACAATCAAGTAAATATTTATTTTATTTTATTTATTATATATTTTATCATCCGTTAAAGATGATGAACTTTTAGAAGGTGAAAAATCGTTCTGAATAAACCTAAATTCTTTTTCAGAAATAAATCTTTTTATATTTTGGGGGTTTTTGGGAATTTTATTATTTTTGCGTGTTTTCATTTTTTTATTTCTATTCATAAGTAGTTTTGATAAATAGGTCGACGAACTTTTTGACCTATTCATTTTTTTAGATATAGATGATTTCTTAAAATTTTGTTTATTTTTGATGCGAACAAGATTATCGAAATCATCGGCATCATCGGCGTCAACTATATCAATTGCGTTAACAATACCCTCAGCATCACTATTATTTTTAGAGAATTTGTTTATTTTTTCTAGTTCGGCAATAACCGCCTTAGATGTAATAGCTTTTGCTTCCAGTGCTAGTTTTGCTTCGTTAATAATATCATCTTTTGTTTTCTTTGGTTTTTTAACAACCTTGTTAATAATATTTTGCTCTGGATCATATCGCAGAAACCATTTGTCATATTCGTTACTCTTTTTTTTTGTTTTAAGCTTCTTATATTGTTTTGATTTTTCTGTGCGTATATCTTCCAACGTCTTTTGTTTACCGTAACACGTTATACTAAAACGCCGCAAAAGCCCCTTCATTTTTAGACGATTTTTCTGCTGTATTTTAAACAAGTATTCACATAAACAAAGAGTGCGCCTTGGATTATAATATGGCCGATTCGCGTATAAAAATAACAGATAAAAACTCATCATAGTGTCGATGGTTGCTACGCGAAAAATATCACCGTCTAATTTTATTGTATTATAACTATGACATGCCAATGGTTTGTAAACATAAGCAATAGGTTGCGAACCGACCTTAATTTGATAATGAGTAGATAAATATTCAGGAATTGATTGTTTTGTTTCCATTGTCACGTTTAAAACACCTTTTTCTTCTAATTCTTCCTTTATTTTTTTCGCGGTTTTATCAGGCGTTGTTGACAATATATCAAACTCGGGTATTTCCGTTAAATACATTTTCTCGCTATTTTTCAAATAACGCGCGTATAGAATATTTGCATAGCCACCAATATAAACTAATTTCTCGTCGGATACAACATTTTTAATAACCGTTTGAATGAGATCTTTTTGATAAAAAAATTGCTTTGTTTTAGAACGTTTCGACAAAGAGTGACGGAATGTTTCGGGATGGCATTTCTCTGCCTTAAGTGGATAATTTTTATTAAGAAGGTTCAATCTTTTTAACACTTTTTCCCAACGAGTTATATCGCCGCTTGGACGCGACAGTTCCAAATACATTGCCATTCTTAGAAAGTTGGCAGGAGAATAATGAATACCTTCCTTAATTATGGCATTTTTTTTAAGACTGCTAAAAAGTTTACTATCCAGCTGTGTAACATCGGCAACCTGGAAAAAATTTACAAAAACTTTATATGTTCCGTAGTGAACGCCCGCTTTTGCTTCTACGTCAGAGAACCCTTGTTTAAAGTAAATATCTGCCAAGGCTTTTGCGTCGTTCATTGCATTTGGGGAAAAGAAATCATAGTCGGGTATTTCTAAATCTCGGTTATAAAATTGGTCAACTGGTGGTAAAATATTATTAATAGCTGTTCCGCCGTAACAGACAAGATTTTTATCTTTAATAAATTTTTCAAGAACTGAAATAATTTGCCTCATTATGGGGTTTTGCGCAATACGCTCGCCACGCTTTTTTGCTTCAATATTTATTGCATTTTTTAATAACTCTAGTTCCCGGTTTTCATAATATAAGACATTTAAAGGGTTATTGGGATTATTTTCATTGGTATCTTTATTGTCCATGAGTATAGACAAAATAAATATGAGTAAATTAATATGATATAGGTATTATTATATTAATAGAATATAATAAAATAGTTACATTATAATATTTTTATACTATAATTATATATTCATAAAAAGATAAACATGTCATTATTTCCACAACCACTACAATCGCCACAACCATCACGTCCACCACAACCATCACGATCGCCACAACCATCACGATCGCCACGTTCATCGCATTCATCAAGATCATCAAGCTCATCGCATCCACGGCATTCACCTTCTTTATTTGAACAAGTATTGGAATCTACAATAGAGAATGTTACAAAAAATTGCACGAGCGTTGAGACTAGGAATAGCAGCAGTGATATGAGTAGTACTAGTAGTAGCAGCAGTGGAGGTAACTCAAGTTATAACGGCGGAAGCTGTAATAATGTTTTAACAGGAGGTGTTGACCTAATGATAAAGTTAGAAGATTTTCGCGTATATATTGTATTACTACATGGGTTAATAAATACCCAGTCTCAGCCCATATCTAGTCTTGATATTACTAAAGTTCCTTTAATGACTCAACCTTTTCCTGCTAGTATAACAAATTTAGCGTGTATATCTGCTGCTCCAACGGGTATAGTTAATATCGGAGGACGGTATACATTATATACATTTGAACAGTTTATTAATGCAAAAGTATCAAAAATATTTGAAAAGTATATTAGAGGTACATTACCAACAATAATAAAAAATAAACTAATAGAAAGTATTCAAGATATTGAAAATAAAGCAAATACAGTTACAGATAAAGATACAGATACAAAAAAAAAAAAAATATCTAGTGAATCGAGTGTAGGAATTATTTTTCATAAAGTTTGTAATTATTGTTTTAGAATTGTAAAAACTGGAAAAATAATAACTAATTTTTTATCAAAAATAGCTAACTTTGTTAGTTTGGCATTACCTACTGGTATAAATTTTAATACTCGATTATTAGATGGGAAAATATTAGGGTATAGTCTTAAAGATATGGATAAGTTTGAATTCAATATATGTAAAAGTGTATTTAGTAGCCCGTTACAAGGGGGGGCGGAAAGAGTAATAGACGGTGGAGCGGGAAGAAAACGGGCGCAAAGTTCAGGTCCAGGTCACCCACAAAATCCGCTATGTGCTGTAAGCACCGATTTATTTGTATTATTATTAGATAATTTACGCGAATCATTAAAAAAATTTGATGTTGGACCATTTACTGAATATTGTAAAAATATAAAAGTTCAAAATACTGGCGATCCAACACAAACACAAAAGTATAATGTGGCATCAAATACTATTGATAAAAGGTTTCGTAATCTTTCAATACTTAAAGGTTTTGGTGGTTCCCCAAATATACAATATGTAAATAAAGATATGATGTATAATCATTCTAAAGATAACCATTTAGGAATGGGGCTGATAGAACTATCATTTAAACTAGACCATAATAATAAGGTTAGGTGTGAAACGCGTAAATTACACCCATTTGATGTAATAAAAGGTATCGGTGCCAAAGGTAAGGTATCTAGCACAGTTGATCCAACTGATCAATTAAATATTGATAAAATGTCACATTGGATAAAAATGCAGGACTGTATAGATTATTTACACGATACGGGGGATCAAAACCCAAATAAGACTGTTCTTCTTATGGATTTATCGTGTTCAGGTTATAGTGGAGGAGTAGCATCTACAGCATATGCGTGTGGTCCGGTGACGAATGTTGACTTTCCAGGAGGCGGCGGTCGACGCAGGTATCATGGCCAAAAGTCATACAGAAGATCAAAAAAGAGATCAAATACTAAGTCAAGAGCATACTTACATACAAGATCGAATAAAAAAACAATTCTTACATCGGTAAATAGTAAATACAGAAGAAACATAAGAAGACATATAACGCGAAATAAATATAAAATAAAAAAATAAAAAAATATGTATGTCATGTTGCGTTATCAAAAAGGTAGAAAATTATGTAGAAATTTTCATGTTTCCAATACCAGCGGTAGTCCTAGGACCAAAGCTAAGATGCTTAGCCAAAGGTTTTGGTCTGGAAATTACTACAGGAACATATAAAAGTTCATTCGGTTTGGGAACAAATGCGCCTTTATTCTTTTCAAATAATTCATTATATGTAAGCAAATTTTGGTCTACATTTTGAAAACTCATTGCCATAAGTTGGCACCCAATTGCCTGCGGTACTGACGAAATATAATTTGTATTGGATACTGATAAATCGGGTAAAACCATTGTCATGTTTTGTTTATTAAACGTGGTGATTGTTTCCAAGTCATTTGAATTCTTAACATCCATAAACCGTTTACTGTGTATGAATACTGAATTGGTGGTAACATTTGTAAGCTCCCACATATTTTTGGACTGGTATAATAATGGCATTGAATTTTCGGAGTTATTTTTTTCGACCATTATTACAACCCTTCCTATAAAATCCTTAATAGGTCGCGCTGTAGTATTTCGTCCATTAGATTCTCGCATATATTGGATAGGTAACAGTTTATCTCCCAAAGTATCTGCTATTTCACTAGCCAATATATTAAGAATATTTACATTATTTGTTTTTATTCTGAAATGTAGTAGTAAAGGATCCCTAGGATTAGGACATATACCGGCTGTTTCTGAAAACGCAATATTATTTATTTCTTTTAAAACGTCGGATATAGGTAGACTATTATAGCTCTGTTTTACACCAATAATGTCGATAGAAGAAACACCGACTACAGGAATATTATCTACACAAAATATTTCAAAGTCTAAACATCGAACCCCTTGCTTAATTACATTTTGTAATGCGCACATACTAACGTAGTCACTCTTAAATTGACCCGAGGCGCAACAATTATATGCCGTTTTAATATAAAAATCGCGCAAGTTTTTACCGACATAATCGGGAGAGGTAGACGTAGTCCAATTGGATGTTATTTTTGTAGGCGGAGATTCTTTATTTATTTTTTCTATAATATCGCAATTTGTTTTTCCTAAATTAATTTTTGTAGTAACATATGTGATAAGCCAAAGTATAACGACAATCACAAAAGACATACCAAACCAGTGAATTACTGTATCACTGGGAGTAGAGGTTAGCATTGATTTTATGTATGCCGAAGAAGACGAAAAGTCAAGATTGGGTAACACTGATCCTATTTTTGTGGTTGTGGGTGTGGTTGTGGTTGTTTGTGCTGCTGACATAATTTTAGTTAATTTATTAATGTTATTATATTATTATATAATGATATTAATTATATAATCATATTAATTATATATATATAAAACCTGTTAAAAATTATTAATATGTTAAATATATATAATAACAAGAAAACATAAAAAATGACAGGGGGATTACTAAATATTGTATCTTATGGAAATCAAAATGTAATATTGAATGGAAACCCGAAAAAAACATTTTTTAAGACCACATATGCAAAGTATACAAATTTTGGGCTTCAAAAATTTAGAATCGACTTTACGGGGCAAAGGTCTTTGCGATTGACTACTGACTCTACATTTACATTTAATATTCCAAGATATGCCGACTTATTAATGGATACGTATCTAGTTGTAACGCTTCCAACAATTTGGAGTCCAATATGGCCTGCATCAGGTAATTGTCAACAAACATGGGCTCCATACGAGTTTCGATGGATTGAAAATTTAGGCACACAAATGATAAAAGAAGTGCGTATATCGGTAGGTGGACAATTGTTACAAGTATTAACCGGTAGTTATTTGCTTGCTCTAGTACAGCGGGATTTTTCAGGTCCAAAGAGAGCATTATATGATCAAATGACTGGAAATGTTCCCGAGTTAAATGATCCAGGTAATTCAAATGGTAGAATAAATATGTACCCGAATGCGTATTTTACAAATCTATCGCAAGGATCGGAACCTTCTATAAGAGGTCGCAGATTATATATACCAATAAACGCATGGTTTACGCTTTCAAGTAAAATGGCGTTTCCGCTAGTTGCACTTCAGTATAATGAGTTAAAAATAGATGTGGTGATGCGACCGATACAAGACTTATATACGATTCGCGATGTATTGGATCCGGCAAATGGGTGGCCGATGGTTAGACCAAATTATACAAACGAATATATGCTTTTATATCGGTTTCTAGAGTCGCCTCCGAGTGTAACTTTAGATTCAAGTGGTTATCAAAATAATGCACAGACGGGGTGGAATGCCGATATACATTTAATTAGTACATATGGTTTTTTGTCAAACGAAGAAGCAAAGACAATTGCCGCTACAGAACAAAAATATTTAATAAAATCGGCATATGAATGGAGATTTCAAAATGTAACGGGGTCGCATCGTGTTTGGCTCGAAAATACTCTGGGGATGGTGAGTAGCTGGATGTTCTTTTTTCAACGCAGTGATATTGATTTGCGAAACCAGTGGAGCAACTATACGAATTGGCCCTATAATTATTTACCAGTGAATATAATACCTGGTCCTGTAAATCCATCAACGGAGTATCAAGGTATATATGGCGGATTAATTGTTAATTGTAGCAATACACCCATAACACCCATAGGCCCTGGGTATAATACAATCACGAAGAATAATTCTGGTCTTTTTATTACGCAGCCCTTTCATTCAAATAATCAGAGAACTATTTTATTGAATATGGGGATTTTATTGGACGGCAAGTATAGAGAAAATATTTTAGATGAGGGTGTATATAATTTTGTAGAAAAGTATACACGAACTGCTAGTAACGCGCCGAATGGGTTATACTGTTATAATTTTTGTTTAGATACTGATCCATTTAATTTACAACCAACAGGTGCACTAAATACAAGTAAGTTTTCGAATTTACAGTTTGAGTTTACAACATTTTATCCTCCACTTGATCCTAGTGCGAATTTCCTTACAATATGTGATCCTGTTACGAAGTTACCTGTTGCTACAAATAAACCAGTGTGGCGTATATATGACTACAACTATAATTTAGTTATTTTGGAAGAAAGATATAACGTTGTTACATTCATGTCGGGGAATGCTGGTCTCATGTATGCTAGGTAGTACTATATATCGGGTATATCGTGTATATCGGTCGGTGTAATATTCAAACTATAACCATACACAATAAATCATAACCCCATAACTACACCAATGATGTATTCAGTTGCTGCGATACCTGTACGAATGTTGTACAAAGAGACATATGTTTAATACAAGACGCATTTATGTATGTACATGTACTTCGCAGACCTCCCAAATAATCAAGAACGGTATCCTCAAGGGGGCCACGATACGGAACACGAACAATGCGACCTTCAGACGCGCGATAGTCGTTCATACCTCCATAATGTTTATTCATTGCGTGTGATGAACTCATGCCATAAAATAGTTTACTCTTGGAGCCGTCGGGATTGACTATCGTTTCACCAGGATTTTCATCGTGACCGGAAAATGCTCCTCCGACCATTACAAAGTCGGCACCACCCCCGAATGCTTTTGCCATATCACCTGGACATGTTATTCCTCCGTCGCCAATAATATGTCCTCCAACACCGTGAGCGGCATCGGCGCATTCCATAATAGCTGATAATTGTGGCATACCTACGCCTGTTTTCATGCGAGTAAGACAAGCACTGCCGGGACCAATTCCGACTTTAACAACATCGACACCTCCATTAAGAATAAGCTCTTCGACAATTTCGCGAGTAACTACATTTCCAGCAACAATAATTTTGTCGGGATATTCTTCGCGAATACGCCTACAAAAATGAACAAGAGATTGAATATAACCATTTGCTATATCTACACATATCCAATTACAATCAATGACAGAAAGTATTTTTTTAAGGCGATCAAAATCGATTTCTTGTATGCCTGTAGAAACCATGAAAAGATCGGGATTTAGAATAATATTGTTATCGGATTGAAATGATAAGAAATCGGTAACATCGTAGAATTTATGAAGAGCTGTAATAATTTTAAATTTTGACAATGTTTTATAAACTTCGAAAGTTCCTACTGTATCCATATTGGAAGCTATAATAGGAATACCTTCCCACATTTTTAGGGATTTACAGTTTTTGAATTTTATATTTCTCATTAAATTAACATTAGAACGACTATTGATGGTAGAACGTTTTGGACGAATAAGAACATTATGAAAATCTAGTTTTAATCCTTCTTCGATTTTTGGCATTATTATGATACTATCTTAGTATATATTATATTTTTATATATATTTAATATATTGTTTATCCATATCCACGATTGTTGATTTTACACGATTGTTGATTGTAATTTGTCGTTAATTATTTATGGTATATAAAAATGATAGGGTATAATAAAATGTTATAATATATTATACATATTATACATATTATACATATTATATCAAAATGTCTATAAAAAAAGAAAAAACATCTTTACAGAAACTAATGGGAGGGGCTGCTCAGGTTACAGAAGCATTTGATTTACCGGGATTAAGTAGTTTATCAACTAAAAATGAAGGTACTGAAGGTACTGAAGGTGCTGAAGGTGCTGAAGGTACTAAAGATACAACAACAACCTCCGCACCAGCAACGCGAGCAACGCGAGCAACACCGGCAACACCGGCAACACCGGCAACACCCGCATCTAATGTTATAGGGGCTACCCCTGTTATTTCTACTCCCGGTACTACGAAGCAAACATCAAATACAAACGCGCTAATGACGGAAATACAAGATACAACTACGAATAATATTTTGGTTTTTATTATACATGTTATTTTTGCTGTAATTATTGCTTATATATGGGGTATTTTAGGATCAAACGCTTTATTTTTAATGACTCGATCACAAAAAGATAAAGATTATATTTTTCCTTCGTATAGATACGCTGAACCATACTGTAATACCGGGAATCCACAAAAAAGTTACTTTAGTTACGGATTTCCGTATAATAAAATACCACGTAACTGTTCTAATACGGCTGAAGTAAATAGGGTATTAAATACGGAAGCCCAAAATATTTATATAAAGGATAAAGCGGAACAGGGGGGTATGGGTAGTGGAGTATCACATGCCTTTTTTAATTACATATTTAACTCTGTATATGGTGGTTTAGGAGAAGGTATGCGAGAATGTTCGAAAGCATTTTTGAATATTTTTAATACAACAGATACAAGTAAAGATCCAGATCAAGATTCTTGGGATAATATGGAGACCGCTGGAGGAAGAAAGTTATTTATATTTATACTGTTTCCACTTATATTAATTTATTTAATTTATGGACTTGGTATTATTGCCGGCCTAGCGGGTCTTATTTTAGGTGTAGTAAGTGATCATCCATTTTGGGGAATTATATTCACGTTAATTTTAGGGTTTATTATCGCCATATGTAATGGTATATGGGGAATAATACAATCGATTTACATATTTTGTTTTTATCCTTACTTTAATATTAAAAATAAGACCGCTTATGATAAAATATTTAACAACGTTAGACCGTATATGCTTTTAATATTCTATATATTGATAGCACTTTATGCTTTTCAAGATTTAGGGAATTCTGGTGGTGCGGGTATAGTATTTTTTATTATAATTGCGTATTTCACAGGCAATGCATCGTAGTGTATTATTGTGGAATATGGCGCAATAAAATTTGTGTTACATAACGCCGATCAAAAATAAAAATAGAACAAAAATACAACAAAAATATATATTTTAATTCGTAAACTATGTTAAAAGTATTTATATATAACTTATATATAACTTATATATAATTTATATAAGTCACGATATCTAAGCAATAGTACTAGTAATGACAAAGTATAAAAGTAGAATCTCGAATAATAAAATACAACTACCTTTTGTAAGTGTATGTACCCCAACATTTAATAGGCGACCATTTATTGAAATGATGATAAAATGTTTTGATAGCCAGGACTATCCAAAAAATAAAATGGAATGGATTATTATTGATGATGGAACAGACCCAATAGAAGATTTGGTTATCTCACATCCAAGTGTTAAATATTTCAAATATGATCAAAAAATGACACTTGGTAAAAAGCGAAATATTATGCACAAAAAGTCATGCGGGGACATTATTGTTTATATGGATGATGACGATTTTTATCCACCAGATCGTGTATCGCATGCTGTAGAGCGTTTAACCGAGAATCCTGGTGCGTTATGTGCTGGTTCTAGCGAAATGTATATATATTTCAAGGATAATAAAGAAAAATGTAAAATGGTACAGTTTGGGCCCTATGGACCGAATCATGCGACGGCGGGAACATTTGCTTTTAAGAGGAAACTTCTGAAAGATACAACATATAATGAGGAAGCTTGTCTGGCAGAAGAGAGAGAATTTTTGAAAAATTATACTGTACCCTTTGTTCAGCTAGACCCTTTAAAAACTATTTTAGTATTTTCTCACCAGCATAATACATTTGATAAAAGAACGTTGTTGGAAAACATGGATTCGAATCAGTATATAAAATATAGTTCAAAAGAAGTCGGGGATTTTATAAAAGACAAAGATATCATACAATTTTTTTTAGAAGAAATGGATGAAAAATTAAAAATATATGAACAAGGGGATATAAACATGAAACCTGATGTTTTGAAACAGATAAAAGAGTTGGAAGTAAAAAGAAAAGAGTTAGAGAAGAAAATGATGGAAGAGAGGAATAAGAATACCGATTCTTATAAGGGATCGACAAATGCGACACAAGCGAATAAAAATTCAGCAGGTACAATTGTTTTACAAGAAGAAGGAAAGCCTCCACGTGAGTTAAATTACAATGAAGTGGTTGAAATGTTGACGTTACAACAAAAACAACTATTGCAAATGAATCATCTCAAAGAATTATACGGAACAACTATGCGAGAAAATGTAAGACTAAAGGAAATTGTGGAAACACAGCAAAAAATATTAGATGAAAAAAATGTATATATTTCTGACTTAGAGACAAAAATTGTCGAAAGTAGTGAAATAATTGTTGTAGATGTCGAAAAACATTGAATTTGTTTCGATATTATTACAAGAAATAATATTTTATAAAACCGCTTAAAGAAACAGCTATAAATATAGTATCAACAGACATTATAGTTTCGTTACTTTCGAGTTAACTTTTAATATCTCCATCGATTATCAAGGATTAAGATGGTAAAGGATTGGGATAATCTTCAACAATATGAATCGCATGATCCAAATGATGCTGTAGAATCTTGTGATGGCGACGAAGCGCGTTCAAAAAACAGTAAAGATAAAAGACATACGCGTAAATCGTATCCTTCGAATGTACAGGGGCGTTATATTGTGAATGCTGTGACTGGTATTGCTTATCCATGGCGTGTAGGATCAATGTATGAAGATTTGTTATGGAAAGTGTGTGATGCAAAGGGTAAGAGAGGTAAACTTGAATCTGACATGTATTTTTATGATTCTCCAAAACAGGCGATTCATCATAGGCGTTATAGGCCGGATGTTTTTTCAGCGGATACATTGAATTGGTGGAAGGAACGAGTCGCTAAGATGACTAAAGTTCTTCGCGAACAGGAAGAATAATATAGTGGTAATAATGTACAAAAGATTATTTTTGAGGTACGATTAATATAGATTGATTCCTTATAAAATATAAAATATAAAATATATCATATGACAATCATATGTTATATTTTGATTATTACAATATTTTTATAGTTATAATATTTTAAAAATTCAAAAGATTAATTTTATATACAACATTGTTAATTGTTAAACAAAGATATTTACCTGAACTAGTAGTTGAAGGAATTTCACTAATAATTGTATTTCCTTTAAGTGCAAACCCATTACCACTTCCGGCAACATTATTTTTCGTTGAAATTACTACTGATGCGTTTGCGTCACTAGAAGATGTTGTATCTATTATTAAATTTCCCGATGATGTTGTTATAGTATTATTGTTCATATTTAAAGGAAGATACATATTATTCATATTATCTGGTCCATTCAGTTGCATAAATTCTGTTAGAGTAGAATTTTTCAAACCATAAAATGAAATACTTCCATTATTATTAACTAACCCAACATTTCTAGCTTTCATCTCTAGTTTCGTAAACTCTCTTTTTATGTTATCCTGATTTGCGTAATAATGCTGAGAGTGTATGATATCTCCAGCGACAGCTTGCCGACCACTTTTATAAGTTTCAATAGAAGGAATACCGATACTATTTCCATTATCAGAATGTGTATTTTCCAATTTTAATATCGGATTTGTCGGTCCTCCCGAGATATTTTGTGATATATTAAACAATGATGTACTAGGGTTATATGTTAAGTCTGTATCAAAATACCCTGTTTGTCCACCAATAGTTGACCTCACAAATGTTGGATAAAACGTTTCATTTGAGTTTGTAACACTTGTGAACATAGTACCGGTAGCACCGGTTGGACCAATAAAACCAACAATATCCCTACAACAACTTCTAGAATTTAAATATGAGTTATACGAACCAAATCTTGACATAATGAATGAATGAAATGAATGGAATGAATGAAATGAATAAAATGAATAATAATATTATAATATGTAACTATAAAATAATATTATTTTATTTAACTATAAAATAATATAACAACGTTAATACTAACACTAACACTAACACTAACACCAACAATGACAATCCCATCTCTAATAACAGCAATATTGTGACAATATTATAGCAATACTATACATGTTATCACAGTATATCAAACAAATTCATCATCGTCGCTATCTATTATTTTATCATCATCGGAAGTAATGTTTAGAGTTTTTTGTGTATATTTATCTAAATATCGATATATTCGATTAATATCCAACTTGGTAACTTCATAATTTTCAAGCATATTATATATTTCGTCTTCGTTATATTGTGTCTTAATATACATAAAAAAAGAAAACATGTCTTTCTGATCCATCGAAAGTTGTTGGCAAAGTGTTTTAATAAAAAGCGTGTTGTTGTACTCAGTGCTATATTTTGTCAACACCTTTGTAAACCGTACTTCAAGTGGATTAAATTTTGCTTTTTTTGTAAATGTTTCATGATACAACTTGTTATTGTAAAATGTCTTAATAAGAGAACTCATCTCATTAAACTGCCATGCCTGATTCTGAAATGTTATGCGATCAATATAGTCGGCAAAACATATATTATCTAGAACCGTCTGATAAAATGGTATGGAAACATCTTTCTTATATTTTGACAATACGTCTATAATATTTTCGTGCCATAAAAGAGCAACAGTCGTTCTGTCAGTTTCATTCATCAATACCTTATGCTGCTCAATCGGATAATTATTGTTTATCAAATGTTGTGTCAATTTTTTACTATCGTCATTGTAACTTTTCGGCTGGAATATAGTCTGGATAATATCAGTTTGTAAAATATTATTTTGTTTATCAGCCATTTGATATATTGATACCAGTTTTCGCAAATCGCCCTGAATAAATAATATAATATTGTCATTCAATATTTTGTCAAATTTTAAATTCATGGACAAAAGAAGTGACGATATTTGTTCGTTCGATGGCGTTTTTAATTCGAATATATGACATACTTTCATGAGTTCTTTTATCTTTTTGTTAATCTGATAGTTGCCAATACATATGATTGGGTTAAACGATACTTCCTCCACTTTTTGTTTCTTCGTTTTTTTAGGACGTATTAATTTTATTAGCGAGTTTATTCCGCTTTTGTCGCCATTATTCATCGCGTCGATTTCATCCATGACAATGACAATTTTTTTCACCTTTTTCTCGAACATTGACATTATATTTTTATCAGACATATTGTGCTTTGTTATCGTGTCAATGATAGACTTGTTACGAATATCGCCAGCATCATATTTGATAATATCATAGTTTTGTTCGCGAAGGAGACTCACAACAAATTCTGTTTTACCTGAACCTGGATTACCGTAGATATATACTCCTCTTTTTAATGTAATGTCACTTTTATTTTCTTGGAATCCGTCAAGAATAGTTTTTATTTTTTTATATGTTTGGTCTCTTCCGAGAATAGAATTTATATTTAAGTTATCCATTTTATTTTATGTATATAATAAGTATTTTATCTTTCTTTATTAAAATATTATAATTGTTTCTATGTAGATTTTATGAATGTATTTTTATTATTTATTCTGTACAGTAAAAACTTTACCGAGTAACCAAAATATAGATTTGGGTGCCTCGTCTTTATAATTATTAATTAGCTCTCGATCATTTGTAATTCCATCCCACGTAATCTTATTTTTAATTGCGTATTCGTATTTATTCATTTTTGTCGGTAACTGGTAACTGAAAAACCCATAAGGACTTGCGTAATCAGCATTCATTTTATCAGGTTTACATCTAACGTGACCATCTTCGCTCTTAGATAATTTCCAATAATCAGGACATTCGCTTACCATGGGAGCCCAACGCTGTTTTTTATTATTTGCGCGTAGTATGATAATTACAAAAATAGGTATTAGTGCTAAAAAAACTACGACAGCTGTTAATACAGCTATTTTTCTAAAACTCATATTTATATTTGTTGAATATGGATCCATGATATGTTTTAGAATGTGACGGATACTTGTTTATTATAAATATATATAAATATATAATAAATAAGATTTTAATTAGGAGTAACCATGGGGTGTAATTGAGATTTAATAATTAACACCCATTAACACCCCTTAATGCCCTTTGACATCTTTTAATGCTTTATTGTTTTATTATGCTTGTAAAGATTATAATAGTTGGTTTTTGTTTTCTTATTGTATTTTGATTTATGGTTACTAGATTTTGATTTACCCTTTTTGTTCTTTAATGTTTTATTAGCGTAATTGGATGTTGAATTACCTACCCTTTTATTTTTCCTAGTTTTATTTTTTACGTTAACATTATTCTTGGATTTGATATTAATTTGCTTTTTATTTTGCTTTTTCTTTATGATGTATTTATTTACAAACTTTTTATACTTTTTACGATATCTTGTATTGTTCCTTGGATTGGAAATACGGTTATTTTTGCCGCCATATGCTTCCCCTAGTACTCTTTTATCTGACATATATGACATGTATGATGTTGGCATAAATGGTGTCTTTGAGGATTTTAATGAAACGAATGATTGTTTATGTTGTTGTTGCAGTAGCTGTAGCTGTTGTTCTTCTTCTTGTAGAATTTGACTTAAAGATACATATGTATTTCTTTCGTTGCTTATTTGTTCAAGGTCTATATCACAACGGTCGTCTATTATTGACTGAAATGATCGAAAACCTCCTTCATATTGAATCATATTATGTTGTAAATTAATTTTTTCGATAAAAGTTTTTAATATTTCAGGATCGTATACATATACTCCATATAACCCAGTCATATTTTGATATAAAGAATAAATACTTTCTGTTATTATTTTGTGTTCATTTGATGCTGGGTTTTTATTTTCTATTATAGCTTGTATTATATAAAATTCTACTGATTCCTCTTCCGTAAAAACATCAACAGAATTCATAATACTTAATACTTCTGATAACACATTAAAGTAAAGAGAAAAACTAGTATGACTTGAAAGTATAGAGTCTAAATTTTTTCCTTTTAATAAATTAAAAATATCAGGCAATATTTTTTTTAGTTTTCCTTCTTTATGTCGTTCTATAATTTCTAAAATAGAAGTAACTAAGTTTCTTACAGTCGTATCTATACCGGCAATAGATAATATTGGTTGAGAAGGTTGGAGAGACGGTGTAGTTTGGGATAATTTGGAAGACTTGGAAGACTTGGAAGACTTGGAAGACTTGGAAGAATTGGAATACTTGGATAATTCAGAATACTGTATTGGTTGACTAAATAGGGTTTTAAATTCTTTAAATAGACTTTTAAAATTATCAACATCAAATTCATCTTTTTTAAAATCTAATAATAAACATTGTCGAGAAATTTCTTCATCATATGGGATATAAAAAGGAAAATAAATTGTATTATCAACTATTAATATTTTAGGTGTAGTAGTATGAAGAATACTTTCAAGGTGATCAATGATATTACCAAAAAAATGTAACATATACAACACTGTATCATTAGTTAATTTTGTAATAACAGTTTTTAAAAATAATATTAAAGATTCAATAAAATTTTTAGCATATTGTGGTAATACAGTTATAGGATGACTATTTATTCCAAACACAAATTCACGTGGTTGTTTATTTACATCTAAAAAATTTTCTAATGATGTTATATAATCTATAATAGATTCTCTCACACCTCCAGCATGTCCTCTAAGAAGGGGTAAATCTTTTTGGTCTATTTCTATTTCTATAGAAGAACGAGAAGAACGAGAACGAGAAGAACGAGAACGAGAAGAACGAGAACGAGAAGAACGAGAACGAGAAGAACGAGAACGAGAAGAACGAGGAGGAGGAGGAAAATCAACACTTCCGATCATTTGTATCACGCTACCGGTGGTGACATCTTGCTCTTTAAGAGATTCATTATCACGTAGAATCTTACCTTTAAAAATAAGTTTTTGTTTATCAGGACGAACACCAGTGTGAGATAATATTATATTTTTTAGATCAGCAAATTTCAGATCATCAACTTTTTCCGAGGTGGGGATGTTAAAACGCTCTTTCTTCCATTTGACAGTTATGTTATTTTCTCCACCATTTTGTCCACCAGTTTGAGATTGCGGTAAGATAGAACATGTCATACCCTGAATCCTAGTTTGAAAATCCCGAATCCTAGTTCGAATATCCTCAGGATTTAATTTACTCTTAAATAATTTTTTAACATCATCACGTATACGGGTTAGACAAGCTTTTTTTCGAGATTTTAATTTTGATTCAGTATTTGGTGGAAAGGGTTTGCCGAGTCTTCTTATGTTTCTCATATAAATTCTTATTTCTCGATCTAATTTATCATTAACAGTTCTTATTTGTGTTTCTAGTAATTCATTAACTTGCTCCCCGAATTGTATCGAGAATCTTATACGTGTTTCCGCATCGTCAATAGCAGGAGCAGGAGGAGCAGGAGCAGGAGGAGCAGGAGCAGGAGGAGCAGGAGCAGGAGCAGGAGCAGGAGGAGCAGGATTACGCGGGGGATGAGAGGGAATAAAATAATAAAAACCAGAAACATAATTTGGTTTTCCCCAATTACCTTTTGTATATTTAAATAATGCTTTTTTCTCTAGGATAACACATCTAGCTACTAAAGGTTTATCGTTTGTAAGCGTATACCAATCATTATCGCAAGATAGAGGGCAAAGTAAATCACCTATTAATTTTCCGACCAAAAAAAACTTACCGATTAATGGGTAATTATATTCTAAAACACTAAATAATTGTAGTGTACCTTGAGTAGCAGTATTTAAATCTATTCTAGCAGTACTAGATACTATACTAGCAAACTGTGGTATTAGTAGTTCTATTAGATTCGTAGGAGATCTTATATCAAAAATACGGTTAAATATTTCAAAAAACGCATTACCTATTTTCTTCCCAGAAAAAAATATATATGCTCCATTGAGTTCTTTCATTAAACAACTTCCTATCCCGCGTTGTGTTAAATCAAACTTAACAGATATCGTATAACCTTCAATAGTTAATCTTACAGTAAGGTTATTATGATCTATACGTTGTACATTCAATGTTATGGGCATTAAAGTGGCGCCTATATCCTGTAAATTAATTGTAAAATTATCACCGCCAGATACACACCGATCCCACCATTGATGAAATCTCTCGTTCCAGTTATCTGGAACACTTCTTCCTCCAACGTCAACAATCGATGATACGGTAACCATTTCTGTAAGATTTAGAGAATCAGGTTGTGAATTAAGTTTTTCTAAAAAAGATTCTATACTTACATTATCAGATACAGTTACAATATTTTTATTTCTCATGTCTAAACCATTAACATCTCCCATAATAGATTTCATATTAATTTTAGGCACGGGTCCATTTTTAAATTCACTAACAATATTAAAATCTTGAATTGAAAAATTATCTCGCACTTGATAACTATGTACATGAGCATTAATTGCTTTAGTAAATGGATCTTTATCGTGGGTGTAATCGGTATAAGAATTAGCAGAATTTATTGCGATTGCTTCACCATAAAGATGATTTAATGCGAATGTTAGAAGAGGATTCTGAGCAATATTAAAATCAAAATCATGACGCGAATCAGCTTTTGAAAGTGCTAAATTTAAATTTTTACGTAACAAATCGTTATTTATGTATGGTATAGTAGTTAAAATTCCAACGCCAGCTCGACCGCGTTTGGTGGAACTTGGTGTACCAGTGCTTCTACTTCTTTTTGGTGGCATTCTATCTATCCTATATCAATCTTAATATCAATAATAATAAAGTAACAATACTTATATTATTATTATATTATATATTTACTACAATATTCGCAACTAATATATTATTTACATTTATCTTTAAGATGAGGATTATTTGTCACTCCATCCCATAGTATTTTACGCCCGCAGTTCCTATTCACCCATGTCATTTTATTTTTATAATTAGCACATTCCCCTGGGTCATTTAATACATTATATATTGGAGCCAGGTTTACTGCTCCAGAAATTGAACTACACATCCCTGTGTTATTACTATTCGGTTGACAGTAATACTTTCCTTTATTAACTCCATCCAGATGTTTTTCTAATTTCCAATAATCCGGGCAAGTCGCCTGAACTAATGTAAATTTACTTCGTTGATCCTGATAAATAAAATATGCCGTCATTGCCAATAAAACAACAAATATAATCCCCGCGACAGTTAACGTAACGCTATTAAATGACATTTCTTTTATTTGTTATTTGTCTTTTATATAAATATATATAATGTGTATATAATTAATTATTATACATAGTTAAATAATACTACATACTTAAATATTAATTGTTGTTATTTGTTATAAATAATTATTTTTTATATTTAGTTATTATAATATAGAACAACAACGTAAATTATTCAATTCTTCTAAAATGTTTTCGACATGTATGCCCCATAATTCTCAGACAATCCATAATATATCTACGCAAAAAATATCAAATGGACGTATCGATATCGAGGGTCCGCCTCCTGAAGCAAGATTCGCGATGTGGGACAGAATCCCCGTAAATCAGATTACTACATTTAGAGACGCATTAACCGGAAACTGGACAGACAACGACGTAAGTAACGTTTTTTTCAGTAAACACAATATACAAATTATTCAAAATGCTCTTCGATCCGAGGTATACCGTTTATCCAATGGAGAATATACAATCGACCAACAAGATAACGACGAATTGAAAATTATAATGCGTGCTCTATATCTCGAAAGCGCTGTTAACTTGCCTAATAATATTCGCGACCAAGTCACCGCATTAAACCAGCATGTCGTAAATCACTGTGTTCCTAAATTAATTAATGAAGTTCGCGCATATTTGAAATATAAGCGTGATGCTAGTAATATGTATACTGTTATGACATGGCCGGCCTATGATAATGTTAAAGGCAAAACACTCGAAATGAAGCCTTGGTTCTAAATCATGTCAAGAATATGCTACATTATATGAGATAGTTGTACATAGTTAAAAAATAGTAAAACTTTTTGTTTTTGTTATTATTATTGTTATCGTATATCAATATCAATATCAATAACAAAAAGTTTTACACGACATATATTCTCTTTTTTTATTTTTATTTTTATTTTTATTTTTATTTTTATTTTTATTTTTATTTTTATTTTTATTTTTATTTAGTTTTTACCTTTTTAGCCTTTGATCCGCTAGCACCACCCACCTTCACCGCGCTTTCACCTGTAGCCGAATACGTTGTTGCTTCGACAAATTTGTTATATTCTACCTCCAATTCTTCTAAATCTTTCACCCACATTTGTTCCACTGTTTTGAAACTCAGTTCGCTTAACTCTTTTTCTTTCCTCTCTTTTTCATTTAGCAATTTTTTGACATTTTCTTCCGACACGCTATCCATCGGCAATTTTAGCAAATACTTGTATCCTTGCTGCCCTTGCTCTCCTTGACCTGACGACAGTTCGTCTCCTCCATGTTCGCCACTGTTCGCATCCATCGAATCATATTTCCGCTCTTTCAGCAACTCTACCAGTTGTTTGTTTGTTTTGCGGCGAAGATCCAGGGTGTCTTCCAATAACTCGGTAATATATCGCGCACGATTACTTAACGTCATCAACTCTTTACGAAGTCCAGCCATCAAAGCATCCTTACGTTTCCTATAAAATTCTAAACGAGTTATGCTATACGAATCCGCAATTTCTTCCGCGCTACTATACTTGACAAGTTTCTCTTTCGCATCAAACAAATTCATATTTGTCGTAGATTGTGTCGTGTATAACCCAAGCACTTTCTCCAACATATTACAATCATATTCCATCGCCTTTTCACTATACGTCTTGATAATATTCGCTGCCATCGTAACCGTGATATCCACATGTGTGTCCGTGCTCATATCATTATATTCTTTCACAATTGGCGCTGTGTTTGCGGTGCTATCTTTGTCCTTCCCACCCGCGGCGGCGTGAGGCGGCTCGATCAGATTTTCTAAGAATTTTTTATAGTCATCAGTCCATGTTCCGACAGGCAGTTCCGTAATACGGATTTTCTTCTCATCTAGAATCGTATAACATCCTTTTAATAAATATTTAGTATCACTTACACGCCGGATTGTTCCCTTGAAGTTCTTATAAAATGGCTCGATGGTCGGCGCTGGTATCTGTTCCGATGTCGATGATGCTCCTCCCGCAAGTTTATGTTTAATATACGCAATAATTTGTAGAGGATTATAGCACATAATTTCGGTACTGAAACCGGTACCAATTCCTTTCGTGCCGTTCACCAAGACCATAGGAATAATCGGCACATAATAAATCGGCTCGACACTCTGGCCATCGTCATCCAAATATGTAAGAATACTATCATCCTCGTTGCGATAAATGAGACGGGTTAGTTTATTGAGTTGCGTAAAGATATACCTTTCGCTAGCAGAGTCTTTTCCTCCTTGAAGGCGACTCCCCAACTGACCATTCGGTTCAAACAAGTTGATGTTGTTGCTTCCGACGAAATTCTGCGCCATTCCGACAATTGCCGCATTCAAACTCGCCTCGCCATGATGGTATCCCGAGTGCTCCGAAACATAACCACTAAACTGTGCTACCTTTATTTCGGTCTTTAGATTTTTTTTGAATGCCGAAAACAGAATCTTTCGCAACGAGATTTTCAACCCGTCCATCAAATTCGGGATTGAACGATCGCAATCATATTTCGAAAAGTGTATCATCTCGTCATTGATGAATTTTGTATATGTCACGCTTGGTTGAAGTGTATCCAAGTATCTGTCTCGCGAATATGTAGCTAGCCACGTCTTGCGATCATCGGCGCGTTTCTTATTGAATACCATGTCAATCGCATTATCGCACAATTCGCCACTATGCGTGAAATCGACTATTTTCTTATGTTCAAAATACTCCTTGAACTCCTTGCCTGTACTCGTTCCCAAACCTTTGTAATATTTTGTAATCCATCCCGATGGTGGCACGGTTGTCACTGTTGATGCTACACCGCCTTCGCTTGCCTCTTTCCATGCGCGATATTCGCCTTCACTATAGAATACCTTTTCTTGTGTTCCCTTTTTCGCCTTCAAGATCGGCGTATTCATAAACCCGATAAATCCGGGAATTTCCGTAAGAGTTGGCCATTCGCTTTGAAACATATTGATACCGAGCCCCTTGATATGCGAGCCATCCAAATCTTGGTCCGTCATAAACAATACTTTGCCATATCGAAGACGATACTTCACATCATCGGGGGTATATTTGCGCCCTACTTCCAGTCCGAGAATTTGCTTGATTTCCATGATTTCATTGTTTTCCGCAATTTTTTTTACCGGTTCGCCTCGCGTATTCATCATCTTGCCTTTCATAGGATACACGCCAATCAAGTTGCGGTCTTCGCGACTAAGACCCGATACGATTCCCGCCTTTGCTGAATCACCTTCACAAAATATAATCGTACATTGCGCCGACTTATCTGTCCCGGCGTAGTTTGCGTCGATTAGTTTCGGAATACCGCGAATCGTGCGCGTCTTTGTTCCGTCCGTCTTTTTTGCTGCCTTGTTTTCCTTGACCTCGGTCAGAGCACACGCAGCATCCATGACACCCATTTTCGCCAACTTTTCAATAAAGTCGTCGCTTACTTTACATGTCGACCCGAACGATGCCACAGCAGTTCCTAGCTCGTCTTTGCTCTGACTTGAGAATGATGGATTGTCGATATCGCACCGCAAGAAAATCGCCAACTGTTCCTTGATTGTCGTCGGCTTGACATCGACCTTTTTCTTGGTTTTGATATACTCCGTCAGCTTGCGCACGATCTGGTTCATAATATACTCGACATGTTTGCCGCCTTTTTGCGTGTAAATCCCGTTTACAAAGGACACATGCTGAAACTCGCCATTAGGCGCAAGCGACACGACATACTCCCACCTTGGATCGGGCGCCTCATAGATACGTTTCGTCTCGCCCTTCGCGCCAATATAGAGGTCGATATATTGTTGGAAATGTTTCACCGGGATAAGGGCGCCATTGTACTTGACTTTGACAGATTTGTCGGTGATGGCGGCGATATCGTAGATGCGTTTCTCGAAAAGTGCGCGCATATCGGGCGTCAATCCTTCAACGCCGAATCGCGCATAATCGGGGCGGAATGACACCTTCGTATATGGTTTCGTCGTTGTACATTTGGCGATTTTCGGCGGACAAATCTCGTCGAGGTTGTTCTTGAATTCTTGGATATATTTTAGCCCGCGGACATGGTCGACAGTTTCGACGCGACCCCATGAAGACCAGATAAGAACGAGCTTGAATCCGAATCCGTTTTTCCCGCCGACGATTTTCTCCTTCTTGTTTTCGTCATAGTTGGTAGATGTGCGAAGGTGGCCGAAAATCATCTCAGGAATCCATAGTTTATGTTCGGGGTGTTGCGCGACGTCGATTCCATTTCCGTCGTTTGTGATTGATATCGTGCCGTCATCGCTGATTTCGAATTCGATACATGTTACAGGGAGAGCGTTGGGTTTTGAATCGCGGATTGCTTGCTCTTGGCGAACGAAATGATCGCGACTGTTGACCGCGCCTTCATCGAAAAGCTTGTAGAGACCTGGAATATAATGAATTGCACGTTCTACGATAGAAGATGTAGCAGAATCGTAGACAAATGTTTCGGCTTCCGCCATTTCGATCGAACCAATATAAGTATCTGGTTTTTTGAGGATATGTTCCTTGTCTGACATTTTCTGGTATTTAGCAAGTTCTTGTGCGGGTGCGCTTGCTGTCCCGGGTAACAGGGTCGACGCTCCCTCGCTAGCTTGTAATGCCGTTTTGATTTTTGTAACATTGATTGCTTTTTTTGTTTTAGGTGCCGGAGAAGCGGAAGATGTTGTTATTGTATCGGACATTTGTTTTGCTTTATATGCGAGATAAAGTTGATTTTGGTTGTGTTTGGAATATGCTTATTATACTTATAATGTAATTATTTTATATCAATTTTATAAATGTTATAAAAATGTTATATGTATATATAAAAAAAGAAAAGTGTAATATATAGACACGGCATAATGTCTGATTTTACTTTTAAACCAAAACGTAATAAACATTTATGTTGTCCCCCGTTTATTGATAAAATGGATATTAATAGTCCGACACTGATATACAGATTCCCGTGTAGAATAAAATTAGCAATGAATGTTAGAAGCGCGATTGGATCAAGTAATCATACACAATGTTATACTGTAGCAAATGAAAAACTGAATGCTTATGGTAAATGGGCTGGATGTCCGGGTGGATCGGGTCCTGGATACACTTCAACAATGCGATTTAACCCGGGAGAACTTTCATCAGGATTGGGTCCATTTAATGGAGGGTCTGTTTGTAATTGTGCTTATAGAGCTCCACTACCTCTTTTTTCCCCCGCAAATACGGTAGTGCCTGACATTTCGGGGAATACTATTGTTGGTTCTACTCTTACTTTAATAAGTGAAGGAATATGGATAGGCAATCCGTCACCTACTTTTATGTATCAATGGCTTAGAAATGGTGTGGAGATAGGAGGTGCAACTAGTATTACTTATGTAACACTATTAACGGATGTCGGGCAACAGATTACATGTCGTGTAAGGGGTACGAATAGCTTAGGTTCGGTGGATGCAATAAGTAATGCGATTACTCCTATTCTAGGTCCTCCACAAACTGTTACATTTACAGGTACTGTGAATTTTGAAACTATTTATGTTAATTCTTTGAATCAAGTTGTCGTCACTGGTCCTGTATTGGGTGGCTTTACTATTTATCGGGTTACATCTACATCAGCTGGAGCTAGTTATGTTATAAATAGTAACTCGGCATCAACGCCGATATCATTTTTAATTGTTGGCGGAGGTGGTACTGGATCTGGCAATGAGGGGGCTGATTTTATTGTACCCGGAGCAGGAGGAGCAGGAGGTTTTAGAGATTCTTCTGGAACTACAAACACTGCCACTACATATTTGATTTATGTAGGTAGAGGTGGAGTTGTGTCGAGTAGCACAGCAAATGGTGAAGATTCATTATTACAATTAACTTCAGGAACATTAACCGCGGTAGGTGGTGGTGGAGGAGGAAACTTTAATACAAATTTAAATGGTAGAAGTGGTGGAAGTGGTGGAGGTGGTGCACTTAACAGTAATAATAACAATTTCGGAACAGGAGGAAGTGGAACAACCGGGCAAGGATTTTCAGGGGCAGACGGGCTAATTGGTGTTCAGGGACGTGGTGCTGGTGGAGGAGCTGGAGGAGCTGGTTCTTTGAATGGGGGGGGTCCGGGTTTATCAAGCACTATTACGGGGCAAAGTATTTTTTATGCTGGAGGAGGTGGTTCACCTTGGGGTGGTGTACCTGGTGGAGGTGGTATAGGTGGTGGCGGGTCGGCGGGACTTCCTGGAATAAATGGATTAGGTGGTGGTGGAGGTGGTCGTGCTTTTTTTCTTGGAACATCGGGTGGAAGTGGTGTAGTTATACTACGTATTCCATCATTTGTATAATTGCGTAGTTTATTTTATTGTATATTTTATTATGTTTTTTCAATGTTTAGCGATATATTATTGTTAATCTTGTTATTATTTTTATTATTTTTAAAACAATAATAATAATAATATACAAATAAGAATATACAAATAATAATATTTTTTTCTCATTCTTTTCTATAAGGTATTAAAATGCATAATAGCTACAAACGACGCCCTGACGGCAAGTATACAATCAATGGTCGCGTATTCGAGAGATTGGTCGGTTCTCGCGCTCAGGTATGGCATGAAACTTCTTATAAGACGAGTGGAGGGTTGACACGTATGGATTTGATTATGAACAAAAATGGTCGCATTGTTTCAATGAAGAAGCATAAGACTGCAAAACAAGAGAAAAGACTGGTGAAGCATGGCTACACTGCAAAGAAGGGTAAATTTGGCGCTGTTAAGATTGGCGTAAAGAAGTCCCGCAAGGCTCGCAAGTAGATTGGGTCAGGGTCAGGGATGACGGTCGGCAAGTTTATGAGAGATTAGAAAACATGAGATGATACAGATGCGTGAGATTAATCTAAATTCAAGTAAGTAATTAAAAACCCAAATGAAGAATATTTTTATAGAAATATAAAAATATTATTACGGGTTACGTATACGTAAACATTTTCGCATTCATCTTCATTTTCGAGAACGTCTTCGCTTGAATGTTACATTCTTTCGCGATAGCTTGGCTTTAGATTTTTTACGATTTGATTGCGATCCAGAACGAGAATACGGAATTACTTTTCTATGGTTAGGAAATAATTTATTTTTACGTTTGTTATTATTTCTACGAGTATGGTTGTTTTTTTTTGATAATTTATTCATTGATTTTGTTTTATTATTATTTCTGTTACTTCCTCCGCCCAGATGGGTATACATTTCGTAATATGGATTTAATGTTGCATTACTATCAAGCATATTATTATATTTTCTAGCAATCCTATATGTTTTTTCTCTTACTTCTTCTACATTACCAACACCAGTTACCTTTGTTTTGGGTACAAAATTTATTCCTTTAGTCAATGCTACTATACGTAATTTATCCATAAAATTTTTAAATGAACCAGTTGACGGATTTAATAATTGTAGTTCATAGTTTGTTTTTTTCCTTCTTATAGTAACTTCTGCTGTTTGTAGTTTTGTTGATTTTTTTGGTAGAGGTTTAATAGTTGGTGGAGTATCTTTCATCTCTTCCGATGTTTTTGCTTTTGGGTTTGCTTTTAGGTTTGCTTTTGGTTTTGGAACCCTAAAAATATCAGGTTCGATTTTTATTATTTCTTCGTCCGTGATACTTTTTTTTTGTATTCCTCTCGCTGCCGATGCTTTTACCGATTCTTTTTTTGGTGCTGCGGGTGGTTTTACCGATGCTTTTGCTGATGCTGTGGGTGCCATGATGGGTGCCGATGGTGCTGACGGTAGACTCCATGGGTTTTGTAGAGCATGTAGGGATTCTTGTTCTAACGATGGGGGTACGGGTGCTGCCGATAGTACCCATGGGGTTACTGGTCCTGCTGATGTGGGTACTGGTTCTGCTGATGTTTTGGATGCTTTGGATGCTTTGGCGGTTTCTGATTTTTTTTTTGCCATACCTCCAGATGCAACATGTAATAAACCCGGGTCTGGTATATTATGAAAATTAGTAATAGAGTCGACCAAACTAAGCATATTTCTAGGACCAACTGAAGCATTAGATTTGATTTTAATTGAAAATAAAAACCCCAAAAATATAAGTATATTATTTGTTGAATAAATATCATCAGCAGCCGCGCGAGGAGGAGGAGCGGGAGCAAAGGAAAAAGGGTAAAATTCTAGATAGAGTAGTTCGACAACCATTGTAGCAAAAAGTGTACTGCGGGTTAGATCATTAGGTACATCTTCGGGTACCAATAATGGCAATAGTCCTTGTCTACATTTTAGTATGTCTTCACTATTTTTCAACTCAGTCAATTGTTGAGGAAGAAGATTTGTATTTTCTTTTTCTTCTAATTCATCAATTAATAGTCCACAAGGGTAAGCCCCAAGTAAAGAAATAGCTGTAAAATATTTAGAACCAACTATTTGGGTAAGATCCTTTACAATAGATTTAAAATTAGACCTTAAATTGATTGATGTTTCGGTTAAGTGTTTCCATAAATGATTCATATATTCATAATGAGTCCAAACACGCACAAGCACACCAACAGGAGGGTTTGGGCTAACATCAAATTTTTGTGCTGTTATAACCGCTGTATTTATTAAGTTTTGTAATTGTGGAACTATGGCGTGCATTTTTTGTTCACTAGCAGTAGTCTGTGTAGTATTATCGTCAAAATCAGCGGGAGCATATTTTGCTAAAAACTCTCCTTTATTACATATATTACCCTCTTTGCTCCACGCACAACTAATTCCTGTCTCAAGTGGTGTAGGTGCGCGTGCACGTGTAATAAACTGATATTCAACGCTTAAAAAAAATAATTCTCTTGTATATGTATCACATGCTAGTGTAACCATTTTTTGAACCCATAATCCACAAGAAGTTTTTAGTTCATCGTAATTTTCGGTTGTTTGATTGGTTTGAAAAATTTTTGATTTTTTGGAAATATCTTGCTGCAACGACAAAGTTTTTATTATTTCATCAAGCATTTGTTTTTTACTATCTCTAATTCTACTTCTACTTCTACCTCTACCTCTACCTCTACCTGTACTTTTTTCTCTATCTCTCTCTCTATCTCTACTTATCTCCGTCTCTCTATCTTCATTTCTATCTTTTGTTTCTCTCTCTTCTGTTTCTCTTATAGATGTGGTATAATATTCTTTCAAATATCTTAAATGGGTATCTAAAATAGAAAAATATTTTTCTAAATTTTTTGGATCATTTCCTAATTTACCAACTACAATTCTTGCAACACAATTTTCCGTAACAAATATTGTGTATAATATATTTAAAATTAACGTCCATGGTGTAGCTATACAGTTAACTGCCATGGCGTCAGTTGTCAAAAAATGAAGTACCTCGCTACGGGAACGATGCGGTATATCGATATCAAAAATTGAAAAAACGGAATCATACCAGTATTCGGCGGTATTATGTTTAAACACTACATCTAAAAATGCTAGTGTAACGTTACCACTTAGTTCTTGATAAAAATCAACGTCATTAAGATTACAACTAATCAAAAATTCAGAAATTTTTGTTCCCAATAAAAGAGGGCTATCAAAACATCTTTTTAAAAAAACTTGATTTGCGTTAAGTCTTTGAGCTAAAAGATGGTCATTATGTCCGACGATACTTATCGACTCTTCTAATAAATTGGTAAAAGTTTCGCGTTCTGTGGTATCAAGTATATTTTTTAAGTAATATAAACAAGCCCCTAACATCATTCGAATAGCAAGACGGTATGGTTCGCTATTCTCATTTAACAAATAAAACATGAAATCGTTATCTGATAAAGTAGCCATATGAGTGTCATATATGTCTCCTGGTGCTGCCCGTGCTGCCGGTGCTGCTCCTGCTGGTGGAGGTAAAATTTCTTGTACGAGTTTATATGCACGCGCGGCATTACTTCCCGATAAAAACATGATTGCGTGTTGTTTAAATAATGGAAATCCCATCATAGTATTGAAAATTCTAATTATTGAACCATAGTTGTTATGTGTGCTAAAAAAATCTGTATACATTATTTTTGCTGTAGAACGCGACGCCATTGGGTTGGGATGATTCATACTAACTTTAAAAAAATTAAAAAAAATATTTAAAAAGAAAGCAAAATTTTTGTCAGTTCCACGCGCATTGGTATAAAAAGCAAATTTAATAAATAGAATAAACCATCTTAAATGATCTATATCTTTACCACTAAATAAATTGACTACCAAATCTTTTTCAGCATCAGTTGGTTCTATTAAAGCTCCAAATGCTTCCTGATTTGCATATAATCTTATCCTTGCTATTAAATCGAATATTGAATCACCCTGTACAAATACTCGATGGATATGATACAATCTCATAAAAAAATCAATATGTTTACTTTCACCAACAACACCACCATCATAACATAAATTAAATCCTACAATATTAAGTATCGGGACTAATATAACATTCGCTTCGGGTCCATCTCCAAATGTTAATGATAATATAAGTTTAATTGTATCCCCGAATTTTATACCTTTGTCTAATTTAAAAGCATATGTAATACTATTACTCATATCTCTTGTACTCATATCTCCTGGAAGGAAAAAGCGTTCAATATTATGTAACATAATTTTTATTATATTACGATAATGGATACACGAATCATTCGCAGCATAGTATATAGTAGCTGTATATTCCGATAAAAAACCTGCTGGTGTAAATCCAACAAATCCATGCTTTTGAGCTATATTTGATTCGGCATTACCGTGAAATAAAGAATGTATCATAAGTTTTATTCTATCAAAAGCTCCACCTTCTCTATTATATGGAGCTATAATGTCTTTTATATTACCAGTTACGCCAAATGCACTAATATATTTTCCTGTCTCACTTGGAGTAGAAGAAGGAACACTGTCATCGTCGAATAACAAGGGTTCGCTCTCGGCTACAGGAACAGTAATAAGATCGCATGTAGTATCACGCACTCCTTGAATAACAGCAAATGTTTCACCTTGAATTTCTGGATTAGGCGGTGGTGCGGTATTATCAATGCGTAAGTTAATAGAATACGGTACTACTGGATCAGCAGTATGAACAGCAGAACTACCTTCATCCATATTTTTCAATACTTATTATATGATATATTATAGATAGAATATATTATATAATAACATTTTTATCTTTAAATTAATAACTCCACCAGAGTGTTCCATTTTTTTCTGTTAAGTATTCGTTATAGTTATCAACAAAGAATTTCTCAAAGTATCTCTTACTTACCACCATTTTATTATGTTTATATCCCCATTTACAGTAAAAGTCATATATTGTATGAACAGGGAAGGATGATGAAGCGGGCGATGCAACCAAATCTGCTGTATCATTATCTTTCTTAGTAACAATAGTGTTTCCATCTTTGACTCCATCTTTGACTCCATCCTTATTCTTACCCTTACCCTTTCCTAAATTAGAATTTGTACTATTGCCGCTTCTCCCTAAATTCGCCCTCTTAAATTCTTCAATCCCAGTTAATATTTCCTGTTTTTTATCCCACAGTTTACATCCAATATTCATCAAGTATTTATCTTCTTCGATACAAATATCCGGCAAAAAATGGCGAATGAATCCTAAAATTGTCTGGTCCGTAATTGTCTGAACATTTTTCTGGTTTCCATGATACACATTTCCATGATTCAAAAATAGGGTAGACAATTCATCTATTTCTAGCTCAATTTCCGTATGATTACATCTAATATTTTCATTCCAAAATGACACGAACTTCCCAACTAGTGGCAAATGTTTGCTCGTAATATTTAAAAACATCTCTTTATTATCGTGTACTTCAGCGCTTACTTCCACCAGTTCTCCCGAATCTCCTACACTCCCACCCGCGGCACCTGTCACGCCTCCCGTCTCCAGCCCTCCCACACCCATGTTACCATCCCCCGCGTTCGCATGATCACACGAATATTCGAGTCGCTTCATAAGATGTTTTTTAAGAACACTCGTGAAAAAAACGTTAGGAATTTTCTCTTCTTCAATGAATATTTTCCAAAGGTAAAGCATATTTTTCCATGTAATATGAACACCTTTACATGGCTCGGTCGTGGATGAAATAAATCTCGAAAGGATACCGTCATCTGTTATATTTTTCAAATAAAAGGCGTGTTCTTTTACAGCGCAATCTTTACATGTTTTTTCGATAAATAAGTCGGCGCTACTAAACCGCGACGAATAGTGTGCGGCGACACAAAATAAGTCGAGCATGCTTTGCTTTTGAATAATATTTGCCGCGTGTGTCGCATGTAAATGACCGTGACTGTGACCATGACCATGACCGTGACCATGACCATGACCGTGACCAGGCGTTGTCGGTGTTGATATGCCACTATTTGACTTTGAGAGTGATAATGATGCGCTTATTCCGCCAACAAGACTTGAAAGCGAAGAAGAAGATAAAGAGTGGCTTAGACCGCCGTGACCATTATGACTAATATATGCCGGTGCACATTTCAATCCTTCATTATGCGAATAAAAAGGGAACGAAATAATATTGTCGACAATGTCAATTAACCGACATTCTTCGTATTTATGCTCGTAAAATTTGAATTTGAAATGGTTCATCATATTTGCTGTTCCAAAAAGAGCATAACTTTCTTCGCCAAGTTCATTGATAAAATGTTTTGCCCTCGTGGAAATAAAATATGTATTTGTATTTTTTTTAAGCAGAATATCGCCAATAATAGTGAGAAAATATTTTGCGCTGTCTTTGTTCTTAAACACGAATGGCGTCAAAGCGTTCAATACACGCTGAATTGTTTCGGATTCGGGGATAGATGTAAGAAGATCGCGCTCTTTTATTTTTTTAATAATCTGGTTTTTAATTTTATATTTCCAAGTAGACAATTCGGTATTTTGTTGTTCGGTTATCGTGGTTCGAATATCGTGCTCTATTTCATCCTCGTTTATTATTTTATATGTATTATTATGGTATACAAAAAAAAGATCAATATTTGGATTATAATAATAAGAAGAACTATTGATAAATTCACGAGTAAATTCTTCCGAATTTTCTTCAAGAGTTTTGCGACGTTCTTTGCGTTTAATTTGGGCATCGCATTTTTGTTGTAATAATATTGGGAGCGTATTCTTGATATGAGATACCAATTCTATGCGAGCATAGTCGTCGTCTATATATTTAGTATATAAATCTCTTACGATGGTTGTCAGTTCTTCAGATTCAGTTATAGGATCTGTTTTTGGTACAAGTTTTGGAGAACATTTATCGTGTATAGAGGAAAGCGGTGGTGGTTGTGGGTGTGTAGACATTTGTACGAGAACAAGACTTGTGTAGTGTATGTAGTGTATATAGTGTATGTAGTGTATATAGTGTATATAGTGTATATAGTATAATGTTTAATACATTATATTAAATTATTTATTATTGTTACTTGTCATGGTTGCTTGTCGTGGTTAGTTGTCATGGTTGCTTGTCGTGGTTAGTTGTCATGGTTTCTTGTAATGTGTAGTTATTGTTTATTCTTTTTATTTCTTCTTGTATTTGAAACGGCTTTATAACTCTTTTTATTTTGTTTTTTAAACATTTTATTAAATTCTTTTAATTCTTTTTTATTATCGAAACCGTGTTCTTGTTTTTGTGTTCCTCCTGTTGTCATTGGTATTGTCATTGGTGTTGTAGTAACAGGAATAGTAGCAGGAAGAGGAACATTTTTGACAATAGGTGTAATAGCATTTGACGAGGGGGTGCTTGACATTGTTGGTATTGTAGTCATTGTTGGCGTTGTTGGCGTTGTTGGCATTGTTGACATTGGTCGCATGCTTATACCACCTTGATATTTTATGATTGCGGAACTCATTACATGATCTTTCTTTGTTATATTTACTTCGCTACAAACTACCCATGGTTTTTCCAATCTATCTTCCAAGTAGTCACGTTGATATTCCCATTGTTTACGCAAGTCGCAAAAAGCATCTTTTTTGAAATCTGTCCCACATGCGTTTCCCCATCTCGCAATGAATTGCATTTTATTACATAATTCACTTGTACATATTTTTGCGTCAACAGAACCCTTGGGTTGATTCGGCTTTGGTCTACTTTCTTGAGACATATATTCGCGTTTATCTAGTTCATAATGGGAACAAATTGTACGAGAGCATGGATTATCTTTTTCCAAATATACGTCCCAATGACTTGAGATTATTTGCTGCGCTTCATTTACCGAAATTCGCTTCTCTTTATCTGTAAATTCTTTAATTTTCATGTCTAATGTTACACGTCGCGCCCCTGAATGACGACGTATATCAAAAAAACCGTCATTTACACATTCAAGATTGCGAATGCGCGCATCATAACATGCGTTAAATCCGATAAAGCATCCATTCGTTTTTTTTTCAACAAACATATATTTAAGACCCAGTTCGATTCTCATAATCTCGGGGCGTTCTTTTTTTGTTTCTGGGTCTTTACTTGTAGCGTGTCCAATATACCACGTGTTTGCATAATCTCCTGAATTATTTTCGCTAAGATATTTAATATAGTCATCATGTGATCCGCCATATTGCATAGCTTTGCGGTGTCTAACACAAGCAGGAGCGCGCAGCTCGAACACATTAAATCCTCCTATCGTAGTTTCCATCCCCATAATTTTTGCTGATGTAACAAAAAAATCAGTAGAACTAAATACTCCTCCTGGGAAAGTCTGCATCAGTATATTGTATGAAGGTGTTTGTGGTGTATTCGACATAGATGTATCCATATATAAAATGATATTATCAAATTGGCCAGTCATGAAATTATCGAATGTAATATGTGCACATACAATGCCACCACCTGCTGTATAATCGGAACCGATTGCCATAAACCCGCTACATCTATCAGATGATTCTCCGGAACCTCCTTTACTACTACTTAAAAAACCAAAAATACCTGCTTGGGGCGACGATGGAGATGATGGTGTTGTTGAAATTCTATAATATTCTTTATAAACAGACGACGATTCGAGAGATTTATTACTGTTAAAAATTTGAGGTAGCTTTGAATAAACATAGTCTACACTAACAATACAGTTCAATAAAAAAATGATATCAAAATCAATCTCTATTGGCATTTTTCCAGACGATGTATACTTTTGTTTTTCTTCGCTTGATGCATTATTGTAAACAAGATTATCATAAGCAAGGTATGAATTTTGGGGTAAAAATATCCTTTTTCCGTCGATTGCACCCTTTGTAAAATAGTTATCTTTCTCTTGATCTGTTTTTAATGATGATATTTTGGCAACGACGCCGCGTGCAATGCCTTCCATTTCTAAATAAAATTCATTATATTGCTTAAAAACAATGTCCCCAAATAAGTCTTTTATCATTTTTTTAAAAAAAATGACATCTCTTCCATATTCGGTCCAAAGAAAAAAAGCATATGTTCTTATAAATTTAACAATCCGATCGGCTAATAAAAAACCTTGAGCATATCCTCTATCGGCAGCACTTCCTTTTACGGATACATATATAAAACCTAGTAGACTATCTATTCTTTTTCCATTTTCTATATCAATAGAAGGTGGTGAGGAGGGGTCTGAGGAAGGTGTTTGGGAAGGCAATGATGCTGGTGGCAGTGATTGTACAAGAGATGATTGTGGCGAAGGTGCTGGTGGTGTGGGGGAAGACAATGACACAGATGGTGCTGGCGATGGTGCTGGTGCTGGTGCTGGTGATGGTGCTGGTGATGGTGCTGTTGCTGCTGTTGTTGTTGGTGCTGGTGCTGGTGTTGGTGCTGGCGATGATGTTAAAGAAGGTATTGTTGCAGGCATATGTCCTGTATGATAGTTATATATATATATATAAATTATTATTCTTAATTATTATTGTTAAATAATAATATTCTTTTTAATAATATGATATTTGTATATTTTTATTAATAGTCATAACTATTTAAAGATTTATAGTAAAATATGATATATATATACAATTCGGGGATGAGTAATCCGGATAATGTTCTTACAATCAAAACAGTTCAGATTGCGCCATTTAGGACGCTAATGACAGCGCTAAAGGATATTTTATTAGAGACAAATATTACATTTAAGAAGGATGGTATGCGTATTATTAATATGGATAAGTCGCACACCATGTTGGCGCATCTTCATCTAGCAGCAGAGAATTTTGAGCTATATGAGTGCGATAAGGAGAAAATTATTATAGGTGTCAACATGTTTCATTTATTTAAGCTTATTAATTCGATTGACAACGACGATACACTTACGATATATATTGAAAAGAAAGATTACAATGATGGTATTGTCTCTCACTTGGGTCTTAAATTTGAGAATGGAGATATTAAACAGTGTAAGACACAGAAGTTGAGACTTATTGAGCCTGATTCGGAAGAATTGGAAGAACCCAATGTTGTCTTTTCGTCGGTAATCAACCTGCCTTCAGCTGATTTTCAAAAAATTATTCGCGATCTGTCGTATCTGTCAGAGAAGTTGGAAATTAAATCGGTTGGAAATGAACTGATTTTCAAATGTTCAGGGCAATTTGCTACAGCAGAAGTGCGGCGAGTGGAATCCGACGAAAGTATGAAATTTATTCATAAGCAGTCGACGAGTAAAGTTATTCAGGGAGAATTCTCGCTTAAAAACTTGAGTTATTTTATTAAGTGTACAAATTTATGTAGTCAGATTGAAATGTACTTGGAGAATGACCTGCCTCTAGTTATCAAATATTATGTGGCGAGTTTGGGTGAAGTGAAATTGGCCCTTTCGCCATTACCTTCTTCGTGAGTATGAATATTTTATATATCAATACGTTATTGTAAATGTATTGATATAATATGATAAATAAAATATTAAAATATTAGAATATTAGAAAGAGTGGTTTAATACTCAGGCATATGTTCTTTAAAAAGACATCCATGTGATGATATTCCGTGTAATTCTCTAATTACACTAGCATCTCTAAATTGACAACTTGATAACCAAACTTTGACAATACAAAAATTCTTTTTTGGAGAAATAGTTATACCATTAATAAGTGGAAGTATTGATTTATTATCAGCAATATATTCACCCACCAATACATACGTAAGTTCTTTCCAAGCCTGCGAAACGTCTTTATTACTAATTTTATATGAAAAACACCCCCCGCTGCGATTACGTTGGTCTTCCCATGTGGGGGCAATACCTTCGCGCATTATAAATAACATACAATTTGTTACTAATTTTGCCGGAAGTACGTTTATAATGGATATGGTCTCTTCGACTGTATTAAAAGAACATATTTTAATGTAACTTTTAATGCTCCAGTCAGTGTCGTGTGGAAGATGTGCCCATAATACCCATGTATCAGATAATTTATGTAAATTATTGGATTCGCTGGATTTTTTATCTAATGTATTTGTATCACTATTCATTTTCAATACAGTAGGAAAATTATGAGTATCACTATCAACCATTGTGATATAATATAAACATATATTTCTATATAGGTTTATAATATACTTAATTTTTATTATTGTTTATATTATTGTTTATTATTGTAAGTTGATGAATATAATCATTTTGTTTATTTATAGTTTTTCTTAACTATTATTACCGTAGTTACAATCAACGATTTCGATATCCGTTTCAGTCAATGCTTCCTCTTTGCTTTCGCCTTCCTCTTCGCCTTCCTCTTCGCCTTCCTCTTCGCCTTCCTCTTCGCCTTCCTCTTCGCCTTCGCCTTCCTCTTCGCCTTCCTCTTCGCTTTCCTCTTCGTCAACATTATAAGTTTCATCATCTACTATTTTAAAAACATTATTCTTAATTAAGAATTTATTACCTTGTTCTACTGTATACATTTCGATAAAATTATCAATACATGATAACTTATATGTATTTCCTAAAATAACATTATACCGGCGCAACATATACATTTTAAGAAATGAATAGTCTAGAATTGTATTATTTATGATATGATAATTGACAGGAGTCGAAAGGTTAATAATATAGTCCTTTCCCTCAGTTTTTAAATGTATTCCGATAAATCTTCTCTTGGATACCATTGTTTTAACTTCTTCATACGTGTATTCTTTTGGTTTCATCTCTGATTGGCGAAATGTTTCATACTTTAAACAGAACCCAACTGGATTATCTAATATATGATCTTCAAAATAAATATTTCTTAAAACGAAGTCATATTTGCTAGGGTCAAGGATAAGTCCGTCATCAAACTCGTTGATATTATCGCTACTGTTGCTACTGTTGCTACTGTTGCTACTGTTACTATCTTCATTAGTTTCACTACTCTCGCCTTGTTCGAGAGAATCTGTGTTTGGTTTATGGATATCAGTGGATTCGTAAGTAAGGTCAGCATCAATCGGTGTTTCGATTTTAATACTTGAATCTAATTTTGAGTCTGTTTTTGTTTCTGTTTCTGGAGTATCATCATTAGAGCTAGTGGTTTCATTTTCGTTTACACTATTATCATCTTCATCGTCATCATCATCTTCATCGTCTTCAATATCACCTTGAACAAATTTAATAGGATTATTTTTTACAAAATCTGACATTTTTTTAAATCTATATATAACGCACCCATTTTTGACAATTTCAACTTCGTATAATCCATCATCTATATGTAAAATATTCATTAGAGGTTTCTTAATATGTTTCTTAAATGGTGTATAAATATATGTATTGTATATATTATACGAAGTAATTGTGGTATTTACAATACCATATGCTAAAAACATGGACAATTCAAAAACAAATTTTGGATTAAAAAAAGAATAACACATTAACGACAAAGAAATAGTACTAAAATAATTAAGAAAGGAAACATCCATTCGTTCGTTGTTGGAAGTTGTATAAGTATGATTTCTCATTTTCGGTAAATACTATTTGTAATTCTATTTTATAATATTTATATATGTTTAAATCTTTTATATAAATATTATATTATATTACACTAATCAAAAGTAATAATATATAGTAATGCTATTTTATGTTTAAGGAGGAATAGTAAATCCTGGAGTTGTTGTAACAGTAACAGAACCTCCTTTATTCTTAGCGGTTTCCTTACATGTAATTATTGATCCAACAGTGTCCGTTGGCTGAATCGTATAAGTAAGACCGGTTGCTCCTGCTATTACCGACGTTCCGTTATACCACTGATATGAAAGAGTCGGTGCAGGTGTACCTTCCCATGTTCCGGGTGTAACTTTTAACATACCCGCCGTACCCGGATCTCGTGAAATTACGGGTAGTGCGGTGTTTTTTGGAGGAGGTGGAGGAGGAATAGTAACACCATTACTTATAACGGTACTAGAACCCGCATCATTACTACCTGTTACACGACACGTAATTATAGATCCAGCGTCATCTAACACAACAATATAAGTAGCACTAATTTGTCCATCTATTTTATTGGTGTCTCTATACCACTGATATGAAAAATTAGTTGCCGATGTTAAATTCCATTTACCAAGTGTAGAGGTAAGCTTTGAACCTATACTTAGAGTCCCCGAAACGACAGGTTTAATTTCGTTTATTGGAGGAGAAATAGGGGATGTAGCAGGAGAACCAGGAACATTATCACCAGCAACCTTCGATTTTGCAATTTCTGCTAAAATATCTTCTATGTTAGCCGTATTTAGTTTAGATTTCCAGTATGAAAATTCACTATCCGAAGATTTTGGCGAGAAACTTTTCTTGTCCCATCCTTTACTCTTTGAGTAATACAATTCATCTTTATTGTTGCTGGGCTTTCTCCATCTTTTATCACCTATTCCTACATATTTTTTATTTACAGTTACACTTCCTCCGCCAATCGTATAGTCTCGCGAACTTCTACCTCTTGGATATAAATAATGACGATCTTTATTATTTGAAGCAGTAGGTTCAGTTACTTGTATTACATTTGCTAAACGCATATGTGGGCAACTTCTCCCCCACATATCTTCTTTTGCCGTTACCCCATCACTACAGCAACCATACTGTGTTTCGTGGCACTTTTTATCGGATGGTTTCATTCTTGAAGGATTAATTCCGAAAATAAAGAATAAAATAGTAGTAATATACGTCATCATAATAAAAGGTATAAAAACGATAAACCACGACATTATGGTCATACCGCTTTGGCAAATAGCATTCAAAACAATTGTGAAAATAATCATCACGATAAATTTAAAAAATGCTTGTACCGTTTCACCGCGATACAAATCAATAATTATTTGAATAATTGAAAATGCTAAATATAAAAGTGCTGGAGGGCATATATTTTCTAAAACCATTTTTGTTATTTATTTATTTATTGTATATTATATTATATTATAAAAATATAACATAATATTTTGGTTTTACATATTATATAATTTTTACAATATTGCTTTAATTAGAAAAAAATACACATTTTGTTCTGTCGTATATTCCTTTATTTTTTCCTGTAACAATAGTCGCTATTTTATCTTTAAAATTTCCTACTTTGTCACCCACCTCTTCATTTATATATGAATAAATATCGCCATGTTCGTCATCATTACAAACATACATCACGCCGTTAATTGTTACTTCGAATAACTCCTCTTCCTCTTCCTCCACGGTCTCTTCCTCTTCTTCCACCATCTCTTCCTCTTCTTCCACGATCTCTTCCTCTTCCTCTTCCTCTTCCTCTTCCTCTTCCTTGTTATTGCTCTTACTATTTTTGTCATTTTCAATTTCTGTTTCACTTTCTATTTCATCATCTACATTATTTGAAACAATCTCCATAGCAATTTCATTTTTTGTTGGAAAAGTTGGCATCTTAATTACTTCTTCATCTTTCTCCTCCTCCTCTTCCTCTTCATCTTTCTCCTCCTCCTCTTCCTCCTCTTCCTCTTCCTCTTCATCTTTCTCCTCTTCCTCTTCCTCTTCTTCCTCATCCTCCTCTTCTTCCACTTTCTCCTCCTCTTCTTCCACTTTCTCCTCCTCCACTTCTTCCACTTCTTCTTCCTCTTCCTCTTCTTCTTCTTCTTCCTCTTCCTCTTCCTCTTCTTCTTCCTCTTCTTCATCCTCTTCTTCATCCTCTTCTTCTTCCTCTTCTTCCTCTTCTTCCTTCTGTTGTTCCTCCTTGACAATGTTTAAAATAAAATTTTTAGAATTTTGTCCCAGTCGCATATTATTTACAATATCAGTGTCTTTATTACAATTACAGATACAGTCGCACTTTTTTTCTATTATTTCAAGATTAATATGAGACGATGAATCATCTTCATGGTCGTATTCATGCTCACATTCATGTTCGCGTTTACATTCAGTCTCATTTACTATTTTAGTATATTTGATTAACTTTTCTCTAAGGTCACGATTCTCTTGACGGAGGGTAGCTAATTCGGTTTGTATAGAATTGTCTTCCATTTTATGGTTTATGTCACGACTATAATTTTCACCCTCATGTTTATCATTAATATTTTCTTTACATAAACTTTTATTAAGTACACGCGTCAATATATTATTATGATTTACTAAATTTTTTACAAGAGTTAGGTTCAAAACTTCATTATGTGTGTTTTTATATATTTCAAACTCATAAAAAAATGTTTGTAACTTATCGTCTAACCCCGATTTTATACAATTTTCAACATCTTTCAATATAGAAGAAATATCTATTTCGCTATTACTATTACTATTACTATTTTTATTCTTTAAATCTTCTGTTGTTGGTACTGTTGGTATTGTTGGTGTCGAATTCGGATACATTTTATTTAGAATGTTTAGAGAATACGATAGTTTTAAATAGATGGAATGGATATATATAAATATTAGTATTCGTTTAATATGATTTAAAAAATATTTAATAATTAAATATATAACAAATATATTGAATGGAAAATAAAGTATCCAGCGATAATCCGAATGATACCGAAAATCATAATACAGATTCAAATATAATTTTAAGTGAAAGCGATATTGAAAAGAAAAGGCAACAAGATAGGGTAAAAGAGTATTATATGAATTTACAAAAACAAAAATATGAAAGATTTATTGAAATTATTATGAACCAGACCACCTATACGAAAGATGAAGCAGTTGCTAATCTAGAAAAACATAATGGCGATATTACACTTGTAATCAAAGAGTTTTTGGGCGTTCCCAATAAAAGTGAAGAACAAAAAAAAGAACAAAATTCAAAGTCTCTTCATCAAAAAAGATATGGTATTATTAGAGAATACATGGATAACGCATCAACACAATTTATGAGAAAACAAGAAGAGACAAAAAGATATAATGAGTTTTTAGAAAGACATAAAAAGGCAAAGGAGGCAAATGAATCAAAGGAGACAAATGAATCAAAGGAGGTAAATGAATCAAAGGAGACAAATGAATCAAAGGAGACAAATGAATCAAAGGAGACAAATGAATCAAAGGAGACAAATGAATCAAAGGAGGCAACGGAATAATTATAAACTACATAATACTATAAAAATTATAAAAATTATGAATATTATGAATATTATGAATACTCATAATTTTACTATATGATACGCAATACAAAAATATTTAATTACCACCAACAGTAATACCAAAAGCATTATTAATAATATTGCTCTTTAGAGGTTTATTTTTTTTAATATTTACCGAATTTGTTGGTATTATTTTATTATTAAGAAGAAAGTCGTTATTATCTTCATATAATTCAGGTAAAATGTGTGTAAGGGGTTTATTTACAATATATATCATCTGGTCACTTTGAAATAACTTCCTATATTCTTGAATTGTAAGATTTCCATAAAATTTATTCAAAAGGTAAAATGGATTTGGCGCTATTTTAATACTCTTCTCATATTTGTATATTTTACCATAAAGCAGATTTAGTAAATGGTATCTTTCAAATTTCGTAGAAGTATCAATATTTTCATTCATAAGAAATGCCGCTGAACATTCCGGAGAGCAAAAACAACCATATACATTATATACATCTTTTGTTAAAGTCTTTGGTATATAGATTGCCGGAGAATCAAATTCGCATGTACACCAAAAACAAGCCGATCGTTGTGTTCCGCCAATATTTTTACAAATATCACTCTTATGAAAACTAACTTTTAGTTGACTTATTTTTCTCCATATTTCTCTTTCATTTTTACACGTGCCTGAACCTCCGTCGTATTCGTCATCATTATTTCGATTATCGAACTCGTTATTATAAATATTAACATCAGGAGAATATACATCACTAAATATACCTGTTCTATGATTTAATATTTCATTACTCGAATATCCTGTAATGCTACATGATGTATTAGATATACCAGATATACTAGATATACCAGATATACTAGATATATTAGATACAGATGCAACCGGTTGTGTTAATTTGTTTAAACCATCTCCAGATAAAATGTTCGGGGTATATACCTTAAACAAGTGCGCCGAACTGTCATTACATATTGGTATAGAAGAATTGCTCTCTATACTACATGTATTTTTTACTTTTGATAGATATGGCGGAATATCACTACCTATTAATTGTGATGAATTATTATAGCTCTGTATTTCGTTCTTATCTACTTCTTCGGTATTTAAACTATTGCTATTTTTATTTTTAATATCATTTATAGAACACTTCAAGTGTAAAATAATATTGGGTATTTCATTCTGATTATTATTTTCTTCTAGCTTTTGTGTTATTATTTTACCACCTTTTGGTTTTCTACCTCTTTTTTTAGCCACCTTTTCTTCGGGGGGATTAGAATGTACGGATGTGTTCATATTATCTGAATCTATAATTACGTTGCTCCCTGTATCTTGTCCTATCGGTTCTCCTGAAACTGGATCTATGATTGTTTTATTTTTAGACTTACATACTCTGCGCTTTCTCACCTTGACACATGTAATCGTAGCATCTATATTCGATTCACTAGATATCACATTATTCGCGTAGTTTATGTTATTTTCTGTACCCAAAAGTGACGACGCCGCTGTTGCTGCCGCTGTTGCCACTGCCGCTGCTGTTGCGTTCACTAAAGCCATTGTCTTTTTTGATCTTCTTTTTCTAATTTTTTTCTCAACAACAAGAGATGTCGTTGTTGTGATACTATCGTTAACGTTTCCGTTTCCGTTTCCGTTTCCGTCTTCGAGTAAACTCGTGTTGGGTTTTATATTTTTCTTTCTTCCTCTTTTTTTCTTTTCAATAATTACTATTGGGTTATGAATATTGCTCTCATTGGTAGTGGTATTGGTAGTGGCAATGGTATTGACAATGGTATTGACATTGTTAGTGTCCTCTGTAGTATGAATTGCCTCCATATTAAATTATATATAAAGTAAATAAAAAGACGAATTTAAATAGTTTTAATATATGTTTTATTTTATCATTACTTTTTACTTCTTGTTATTTGACAACCTTTCAAAACAAGCACGACAAACAGGTTTATAATTTTCTACCCCTATTACAACCTGATCGGTTTCGTCGGTAATTCTATAGCTGAAAAGACCTGGTTTCCCATTACGACATTCGCTACATAGCGACTTGAGTTTATAAACATTATCGCAATGAGGTATTAAATCAAGCAAACCTCCAATTTTATTTTTCTTAAAGTCGCCATCTAATCCGCAAATATAAATGCGTTTATGTAACTCTTCAACCAAGTGAATAACTTTATCAATATCTTTGAAAAACTGCCCCTCATTGATTAATATAACTTCCGATTCTTCTACTTTTTGCTTATTTTGTTCTAATATTTCTGTAATAGTCGTCCCCTTTACGCATGGAATCATTATTTTGTCATGCGTTGACATAAAAGAAGCATCACAGTATCGATTGTCTGCTTCATAGTTTATTACCATAATAGGAATATCACAATAGATACACTGGTCGTATATTTTCTTTAATGTTGATGTTTTGCCGGAAAACATTGGACCGAGAATTAGTTCTAAATATCCTTCGTTATTTTTACTAGTATTGGTAGTTACACATAATGGGGATGATAAAGTCGATGTTGATACCGACAATGACCCCGAGGATGATGACCCCGAGGATGATGTCGACGATGATACTGATGGCGTAGAAGGGTACATATTATTATGTCGTATGTTATTTATATGAATAGTTGAAGATGTGGGTAATAAATCTATATTATTCATTTATATATTATAGTATTTCAATTATATTTGTAAAAAAACTTATTAAAACTAAAAAATAAACCATTATAAAGTAACTATTTATAATTATGACTTCTACGTTGAAAACAAAACGTACTATTTCTGATAATAATGATAGTAAATATAAAAAAGATTGTAACACATTGTATTCATTTTATCCACATCATCCAGATCATCAGCATCACTCACTTCGTTCATTATATAAAAATGAAAATATAGGTAAAACTGAAAATACCGATACTAATAATACCGAACCTATGCACGATATAGGGGATGATACACATAGTGAAGTAAATGAATATAAATGTATTGACGAAATAAAAGAAGAAAAAATATGCGAAAATATAATATTAAACAATAATGTATGTATTTTATCAAAACAAGTAGTAGCACCTCTTATACCAGTTATAAAAGAAAACGTTACAATAAATCAAAATATCACAGGAACAAATAATAGCGAATTTTTTAAAAAATCTACACCGTGGGTAGAAAAATATAGACCAGCGTGCTTTGAAGATATTGTATTAGATCCGTTAAATAAAACATTATTGAAAAATATAATAGACAATAATTATTTTCCAAATTTATTATTTTATGGTCCACCGGGAACAGGTAAAACGACAACTATTATTAATTTAGTGAACGTCTATCAAGAAAAGATGAATCTTAAAAACAAGGGTCTAATGATTCATTTGAATGCGTCCGATGAAAGAGGAATTGATATTATTAGAAATCAAATAAATAGTTTTGTAAATTCGAAATCTTTATTTGGCGACGGTATGAAATTTGTAATTTTGGATGAAGTAGACTATATGACAAAAACGGCACAAATTGCGCTCAGGTATTTATTAAACAACTACAATAATAATTTTAATGTGAGATTTTGTCTTATATGTAACTATATTAGTCGCATAGACGAGTCGCTTCAGACAGAATTTGTAAGAATGCGATTTAATCAGCTACCCGAAACTGATATATTGAATTTTTTAAAAAAAATAAATCAAAACGAAAATCTTAAAATTAAAGACGATATTTTAATGTCTATTCAGAAACATTTTATGTCCGATATTAGAAGCATGATAAACTATATGCAGTCAAACCAAGATCACATACATGAGTGTAAAATTATAAAAAATGAGTTATGGGTAAAGCTTACAAATTATTTCAAAAAAAATACTAAAAATGTCAAAACTAGTCAAGTAGAATCTGTATTAAAAAAAATTAATAAAATAAGCAGGGAATATAACATAGAACCAAAAAATATAATAAAAAATTATTTAAATTATATTATACGAAATTACCCCATTACAAAAGAATTTTTATATAATATTGAAAATATTATGCATGTACAAGATTGTAAAACCGAACATCTTTTAAACTATATTATTTATAAACTTAAAATATTTTTTACCTAGATACATAGATACCTCTAGGAATGAATGCTTCGTTGACGTCCTTTATACTATTTTGATAAATATATAATTGAAATAACTTAAAGAAAATAATAGAAAACAATATATACTGAAATTTGTCAAACACGCGAAATGTCTGGCGTTGACGACGAGTGGCAAAGTTTCTTATCCCAGGGCGCTATTATTCTATCAAATGAAAAAAACAGCGCAAAAAACAATGTTACAAATTCTTATCAAAAAAATATGGATTCTACAATGACATCATATACGGCTATTATTGATACACGGTATAATACTAGTGCTACTAGTGCTACTAATGCTACTAATGCTACTAATGTTACCAATGCTACCAATGCTACTAATGCTACTAATGCTACTAATGCTACTAATGCTAATGTTACTAATATTAATTCACGTAATACTGATTCATCTTCTTTATCAAAATCATTAAATATAAAAGAATCTAGTCCCGCAGATAACACTACTCGTGGTAAAAAAAAAATAAATTTGTCTACGTTGTCGTCACACTCATCCACTCAAAAGGTGAAGAATAATAATAAACCATTAAATAATGGTTGTTTAAAAGAAAGTTATACTCATAGTGGTGTTCACTGCTGCGGGGATGCTGATGAGGATGAGGATGAGGATGACAACGATGATACTCATGGAAACGAATGTGAATATACAAGTATCGATATGGACCCGGGTATGGTGATCGATGATATAGAAAATCCCGAACAACAACCTGTTTGTAGTAAAATATATATATCTACAAAAACTAAAATCTCGTATTTGAATGAACCGATTGATATTAAAAAAGTATTTTGGAGTATTCCTGTTTCTTCTTATTCTACTCCAAGTCAGTGTATTATTAAAAAGCAAATTAAGGTTTCTACAACAGATCCAAATGAATTAAAAGAAATAAGAGAATTATTAAAGAATGAGAAATATTACCAAGAACAAGAAATAGAACATATTGATAATCCAGAAGGAAGAATAAAATTCAAAGTTCAACTAAAAATAAATGTGGGGCTTTGTAAAAAAGACATTCTAAATTATAGGTGTAAACTCAAACGCGCATTTTTCAACTGTTTTGTGCTTATTATGCGAATCCACGATCAATCGGGCGACGGGTTTAAGGAAATGCATATAAAGGTGTTTAATACAGGTAAATTGGAAATTCCTGGAATTCAAACAGATGAATCACTTGAGCAAGTTCTCACCCTTCTTATATCTACATTGAAACCAATTGTTGGACCACATATTGATTATGTACGCGACAAATGCGAAACCGTTCTTATTAATTCGAATTTTAACTGTGGCTATTTTATTAATCGAGATAAACTATACAATATTCTTAAGTATAAATATCGTATAAATAGTAATTATGATTCATGTTCTTACCCGGGTATACAGAGTAAATTTTATTACGTGCCAGGGCTAGAAACGCAAACGGGCCAGCATCCTCCAGCAAATGAAATTGATAAAGCAAATGAAATATCGTTTATGATTTTTAGAACAGGTAGTGTTCTTATCGTGGGTCGATGCGACGAAAACGTATTACATTGTATATACGACTTTCTTAAAAAAATACTGGAAATTGAATATCCAGAAATTGGAAACAAATTAAATATTATTCAACCAAAAAAACAAAATGTTAAACTACGACGCAAAGTTATTAATGTTGTTGAAGATATTTAGACAGATTATTTAATAATAAAAATATAGTAAGAATGATTTCATTTTTATTTTATAGTTTACTATATTTTTAATCAAGTGTTTTAATTCAAGTGTTTTAATTCAAGTGTTTATTAATTAATATATGTTTTTCATTTAATAAGTATTTAAAGATTATTAAATTTGTTAATTATATAATATGAGTTCAGGACATCAAAATCAACAATCCGGGGGTCAGTCTTCTTCTTCCGCTTCCGCTTCTTCTTCCGTTGTAAAAAGTGGCGAGTCTGCTTACCGTTTGCCGTCTAATATTTGCTTGCAACATAGTTGCAAATTGGCAATTGTTCAAGATAAACCCATCATGATGGACTATTGGACCGCTTCCCTCGATAAGTCTATTATTATCGGTGTTCGCGAATCTGGTGAAAAGCTTCTAGTAAAAAGCGAAGATGAGTACACAAGCCCAATCGCAAATATTTACAAAGTTGAGACTGAGTATATTATTGTAACCGAGAACTCCATTTACCTGATTTCAAACGATACCCCGTCAAAGAAAATTAGTTGAACTTTGTAGTCTTATTTACTTTACTTATTTTACTTTTTATTGTTATCCAACTGGTTATCTATATTGATAAGTATATATTCATCAATATGGTTAATATCATAGTCACCTTTTTTTGATTGTTGTTTTTCCTGACAACAGCCGCAATGGTCTTCATTTGCTAAAAGAACTGTTTTTCCTATACTTTTTTCGTCATATTTGAGAGACCATCTTCCCAATTGTGTAGTAATACCATTGTTTGTGAATATCTTAGACTTTAATAATGAAGCTAAGATAAATCTCATTTTATTGTTTTGGTTAACGAAAATAGTGGGGAGTGTAGTGGGGTTGTAGCGGTGGTTACGATAACGGTTATGACTATTATATTTAGTATATTATTGTTTCAATTTTGTAGTATGAAATAAACTAATATATTTGATATAAAAAGAAATTGAACCGTTTTTTGTTATATAGTTTAAGATATAACAAAAAGTGTAACAACTATATCATCCATAAATATAACATGTATTCCTATAAAAAAACAGAAGAAAATACCGCTTCCCCTATTCACGACAAATTTAAAAACTGTCCCCCACAATTATCATCTTCTAATGACTCATCTGACGCGGAATCACCCACCACTTGTGTATATCGCCATCGACCTATTAGTAATAAAGACCATAGGTTTGCAAGTATTGCGCTAGAAGAAGCATCAAAATCGACTCTTCTTATGCAGCATGGATGTATTGCCGTTTTAAATGGCAAAGTTCTAGCAAAAGGTTATAACAATATACGATCTCATTCTAGAGACGGGTTGCTTCATTTTCGCAAATGTTGTAGCGCTCATGCTGAAATACATGTTCTACACAAACTCTGTATCACGGAGTTATCTCCCAAAATTGTTCAAAAATTGGTTCTTTATATTGTGCGGCGTTCGCGAAGTGGTGACCTGGCTGAGTCCGCGCCATGTTTACACTGTACTCTCCGTATGAAAAAATTAAACATAAAAGCAATTGTTTTTAGCAACAGCGAGGGAGAACTTGAAAAAAGACGCATAAGCGAATATGATACAGATAAACTTACATATGGTGCGAAACGTGTTATCGATCCGTCGTTTTATATACGATGACGATGAAACATGATATAATTTGCTCTTATGTAACTATGACTTTTTTTTAGGAGGAGATGCGTATCCTATTACAGCACACGCTATCCTCTTGCCGGCATGTCCGGTTATTAAACTGTCCGTTTGTCCACCTTGTCCACAATCGTCTTCGTCTGCGTGAATAATTAATCCGCGACCTATTATATTTTTCTTTATTCCGCGAAGCGCTATTACGTCATCATAAAAAGTATATCGTGATTCACATTTGGCATTTGTTTTTAAATTTCCAAGGTCTCCAACGTGACGGTCTTTCATGCCAGGACATCCGTGTGTTTTATTATACGGGTTAAAATGGGCACACATACTGTCACATGAATCGCTCATATCCCCGTATTCATGAACGTGAAACCCATGAAGTCCTGATGGTTTTAGACCACTCAAATCCACATCAATACGAACGCGAAAGTTTGACGGTTCTTCTGTAAATCTTACTGTTCCTTTTACTTTTTTATCATTGAATACAGCAATTGCTTGAATAGGCGATGTTTTTATTGTCATTTTTATGTGTTATATCTATATGTTTATACGTTATATGTTTTTATATGTTTTTTTATATTTTATCTTGATAAATATTATTAGATTATAAAAATTATATTTAGTATATATATAGTAAAATAATACATCACTTTTATGGGAGATCAAGAAAGAAGTCCTCGTAGAAGTCCTCGTAGAAGTCCTAGAGGAAGTCCTAGAGGAAGTCCTCGTAGAAGTCCTCGTAGAAGTCCTCGTAGAAGTCCTCGTAGAAGTCCTCGTAGAAGTCCTAGAGGAAGTTCGCAAGGAAGTTCATCGGGAAATTCGTCAGGAAGTTCGCAAGGAAGTTCATTGGGAAGTTCATTGGGAAGTTCGCAAGGAAGTTCATCGGGAAGTTCATTGGGAAGTTCGCAAGGAAGTTCATCGGGAAGTTCGTCAGGAAATTCGTCAGATGTAGGTATAACTGAACCCCAAATGGGTGATGGTCCGGAAATGTTACTATGGCGCGCAACAGTAGACCCTTTAAGAAATATTGGTGCACCAATCAGCGCAGAATGGGCTTATCTAGGTGATCTTCCAAATACCGCTGATGAAAATCGTAGTAGTATTCGGCAAGCAGTTGCCAGAATGATGGTTCTTGAATATCCTGGAGGAGGAGAGGGTTACTGGACTCCCGGAAAAGCTGTCGAAAATGTTTTTTTCCCTTATTTCCCTCAAGAAAGTAGGCAAAGCTGGCATCGTGAAATTCCTGGTCCAACAAATCAGCAGTTTGTAGTATATCATAGCACCAGTCTCCCCCTAGGTAAAAGATATAATAGCCAGTATTTTCCTCCTCAGAATTATCCTATGGATCGTGCGTCGGAATTAGTAGTAGAAGTCTTACAACATGTAACGCGAGACTTATATGGCAAAGGTAAAAAATATATTAGAAGTTATGTAAATCGCTACTTTGTTACACCCACTATTTCTGATGAATTTACTGCTGAAGCTGATAAAGAAGCAAGAAATATGATAGTTGATATTTTTTTAAGAGCAAATCGAGAAAGACACGATGAAGTTGAAGATTTCGTAGAGGATGAATGGGAACAACATATTAGAGATGAAGAATTATTTAGTTTCATATTTTTTGACGAAAATTTTTTAAAGGATAATTTAGGTGTAAAAATGTATAATAAAAAAGGAAAACCTCTTAGACCAGCAAATAAAGCCGAGGCTAGACGAGAACCTTTTGTAGATATTCAATTTAGCCCACGATTTAACCCAAGCCTTAGTCCGAGATCAAGAAAAGTAAGAAGAAGAAGAACGCAGCGAAGACGCGATAAAAAAATAATGAAAGAGTATCGGGAACTTTTGGATAGTACCAAAGACAATCCTAGTGCTGTTTATGATGGCGGGCGTAGACGCAGACGCAGACACACAATGCGTAAAAAATGAAACGTGAAAAATATGTTACTTACCTTGATGTAAATGACGATGAGTCCTTTTTTAAATTATTTTAACTTATTTTATGTCATCTTATGGTATAAAATATATTAACTTTGTTTCTTTGTATATCCTTCGCGATACTGTGGGAATCCGATTTTGGCGAGTAGTTGCAGATGACGCATCGTGAGTGCCATGCTACCACCTGAGTGTCCGACTTGCATATTATGCTGAACGGATTCGACGACTAAATCGCCGCGACTAAACATGAATCCTTGCCCCGATGGTGGTTCATAGGTCGAAAGGTATGTCCATACATCGATTTTTTGCTGGATTATTTCGGGTTTTTCTTGTGCTAAAACGACTGCATTCATTGCGTCGCGCAGCATATCAGCAGCCCACGTGTCATCTAGAAATGACAAATCAAGTGCGGCGACTTCTTGGAGTGAGTGGGGGTATTTGGATTCTTCTTCGACTTCGGCGCGAGGAGTGGAATCGATATCAACATCGATGTTATCAGAGCCGATGATAGCAGCGGCAATAAGAGTATGGATAGACATTTGGGCGGCGGGCGTGGGTACTGACTTTTGAGTTCTGTATTTTATTTATTGGCTTTTATTTGTTTCAATTTTGTCTGGCGGTATTTATATGTTTAATCAGCTATACCTATTAAGTGAAAGTCTGCATTAGATCTTTGTCCTAAACTTTTACAATACTTCACATGTCCGTCGGGTTGTATTCTTATGTCTATTAGATATTTTTCTAGTTGAATTGGATTATGTCCATTACATGGTTCAATCCCTGTTAATGAATATTTTCCTCGAACATAAGATAGACATTTCAAAGAACGTGTTTTGTCTACCTGACTAATATCTTTATTACGTATTAAACTATCAATGCTTGATATATTAAACTTATCAATCACACGCTTTTCATCTTCTGTAAAATTATTTTCACAGTCGACAATAATATCAGTACACATGTTAATTTCTGATTCATTTGTATCTACCCAAAATATAATAGTAGTTTTTGGGAAGTTCATTGGGAATATTGACACTTCTTTTGTTATAAATTTATATTTATATTTATTATTTATTATGTCGTATTGACTTTCTTCATCTTCGTAATTTTCATCTTCTCCACTTTCTTCTTCCTCTTCGCACGACATTTTTTTACATTGTTTGGCAAAATGTCCTTTCTCCCCACATTTATAACATTTATCGGTAATGGAACGAATCGTTTGTTGTGCCTTTGCCTTTTCAGCTGCACTTAATACGAGTGTGCAATAAGACCCTCCGCGAACATTATCGATACCATACTTTTCCATATATTTCAAGGTATACTTTTCTTCGTCGAAATTGTCATTACTAATAAATTTTGAAACAACTCTTATAGGTTTATATTTTTTTGTCCATTCGCTTCCGTTATTTTCAAAATGTTGTAATATTCGATCTTCCTCATGATGTGTTCTTCCAACATAGTAACGATTCCCTTCACATTCAATAATGTATGTAGTTATCATTTTTAAAATATTGTTGATGTTGTTATGGACTTTTGATTTCTGTATTTTATGTATTGGTTTTTATTTGTTTCAATTTTGTGGTAGTGTCGGGCGGAATTTAAGAATTGTAATAAATAAAAAACTAATTTTAAATATATTTTAATATTTGGTAAATATTTTATATATTAATAATATATTAATAATATATATAATAAAATGTCAAATATAATTCCTTCTCCTGGACTTCGGTCTCTTACATTTAATGTTACTAAAGGTACTTCTCCAAACCAAGTAACATTTACACAAGAAATTTCATCAGCATCGTTGGGAAACAATAGCGTCCCAATAACAAATCCGTATATTATAAAAACGCTTAAAACTAACCCAGAAGGAACAGATCCTTTTATTAGCGCGGAATACGGAAACGACGGTTTGGGTAATATATTAAGTACTGTTAATACGCGTACTTTAGAAGAACATGATTTTTGCGATTGTACTGGTACTCTTGAAGATGCTAACGCTACAGAAGCAATAGCTATGGTTTTTAATTGCATGGATTTTAGACTGCGCGAAAATACTACATGTAATTTAAATTGTAAAGGATATTACAATAACTATAACGAAGTAATAGCAGCAGGTGTATCTTTAGGATATAATGGATTATTAACATTTAATGGATGGAGTGACTATGTCGATACACATATAGTACTGGGTCATATGTTACATAATATTCGTGAAATTCTTATAGTAGAACATTGTCAATGCGGCGCATATGCAGCACAATATGGAGACAACACAATCTCTGAACCAACAACCATCGAAGGTGTTACTAGATATCCTATGTCGGGTAGTTATTTGGTACAGCAACATGAATTTGACCTCCAAACACAAAATGTGCAAACATGCGGCACAGCATTATGGAATAAATTTAATGGAACCAATGGCACAGTACGACCAATTAACAATCTATTAATAATAGGATATGTTGCTGCTATTGACGGAAGTCATTTAACTGAAATATATCGTAGAAACAGTTAACTATAAATGTTTATAAATTTTAACAGTGTCGTGTCCATCTTGTTACATAAAATATATAATCTCAGCGTATTATATAAACATATTTTGAAATGACTAGCAATCAAACTTACAATGTCGCCCGAGGGCTTGTCCGATCGCATTCTTTAGGCGGTGGTTCGCGTCGTATTATTTTTACAAGTATTGCCAACGACAGCACTATAAACCGATTTGTTCCTGGATCTGGTGTAGGCGGATTGAATCGCTCTGTTCGCCTCCACCAATACCGCCAAGCTACTTCTTGTCAACTCCCAAATGGTACTACACGTTCGGGACGATGCTTTCAACCTTCGTAATTTTTATAAAAATCTCGAAATACTCATTTGATTTTAGCATGACTTTAGCATCACTTCAAAATATTGTATATTATATTTACTCGATGGTTTTACTTTATTTTATTTTATTTTGTCTAACAAGAAAATTGATATACAAAATATGTAATGTAAATATATACAGAGACATATATCCAAACATTAAACAGACAGACACGTCCAGATACGTAAAATATGAGTATCACAAAACGCATCCAAAAAGAATTAGCCGAGCTCGTTCGCGACCCTCCTACCAATTGTAGCGCCGGTCCTCATTCCGATGATATTATGAAATGGCGTGGAACAATTACCGGACCAGAAGGTACTCCTTATAATGGTGGAATATTCTTCCTCGATATTGAATTTCCAGTCGACTACCCATTCAAACCTCCTCACGTAAAATTCATCACCCCTATTTTACATCCAAATATAAGTGCTTCCGGAGGCATTTGTATCGATATTCTAAAAGACAAATGGAGTCCCGCTCTTACTGTCTCCAAGTTGCTTCTCAGTCTTTCATCGCTCATGCACGAACCCAATCCCGACGACCCGCTTGTTCCTGACCTGGCAAATCTTTACAAAACAAATCGCCCGGCATATATTGCGAAAGTAACCGCTCATACACTACAACACGCTGGCTAATCAACTCCTTCTTCATCATATTCTATCTACCTCTTTCTCCGATTATAATGTATTCGCCAATATTTTTATTTGTTCTTCACTCAACTTATCGGGATACGCTACTCTAAATAATACATTTAAATTACCACATTCATTGCCACAATGTAAACCCAATTTCGGTATTGTTTTTATTAAACCGTCGCGTATTATATTCCCCGATGAACTATTGAATGAAAACTTTTTACCATTTACATGTTCAATATCAAAAACAAATCCGCACAATGCGTCTTTTAATGATATTTTTTTCTCTATTAAAATATCCAGTCCCGTTCGCTTAAATAAGGGGTGGTCTTCTACTATAAATGTTACTTTTACATCTCCACGTATTCCATCGGCGTTTTCATTGCCGCGATTGCTTAATAATATTACTTCGCCTGTTTCTGTTCCCATTGGGACGGATATATACTCTATATGATTTCCCAATTCGTGTACTCCTTCACTATTTATATTCCAACGCTCCATTTCTACAGGTATTGTTGCGCCTTGACATATATGTTCTAATGTTACCGATGTGCTTATACTTATAAGAGGTGGCTTTGGGTCAACTCTTTTTTGAAACCTCGGGGTTCGCGGAACTTCGTATGGGTGTTGTTGCTGATGGTTATTGTGAGTATGCGTGTGATATTCGGAATGCATCTCTTGGTGCGGGGGAGGAGCGCGTGATCCATGAATACTATTACCGTGTGTTAGTTCACTAAACATACCAAACGGATCGCTCATATTTATACCCCCTCCACCCATTATATTTTCAGTGAGTGACTCGCCCCCGGGGCCAAATGTTCGAATTATAATTCGGGGACCTCCAGGTCCTCCTAGTCCACCCATACCACCCATACTACCCATACCACCCATACCACCCATATTCATAAAACCACTAAGCGGATTCATTGTTTGTGGTTCTCCCATACCTCCCATACCACCCATGAACATATTGAATATATCCATTGGGTTTATTCTAATTCCACCACCCATTCCTCCTATCCCTCCCATTCCTCCAATATTTGCAAAAGGATTATTACGATTCATATCATATTTCACTCTCTCATCTGGATCGCCCAATACGCTAAATGCTTCTGAAATCTTTTGAAATTTTTCGGTCGACTCGGTGCTATTTCCATTTTTATCTGGATGATGCATAAATGACAACTTACGATATGCTTTCTTTATATCATCTTGTGAACATTTTTCTTCTAGACCCAAAGTATCATAAAATGTTTCGTGTTTCCCGGAGTTACTAGAGTTCTCTGATTTCATTTCTTTCCTATTTTATTATATTACAGAAACATAAACTTAAATATTTATTAACGAATAATATTAATACGTATATTTTTTAATTTTAATCCATATTTTAATCCATAACACTATTTAATATGCCACAAACTTTAGTATCAATACAACCACGGCCACAACCACAGCTACAACCACAAACACATCCACATCCACATCCACAATCTCAGACAAATATTCCTTTTATCAATAAATATCAGCCACAATATTTCAACCAATTTGAACAACTAGAACCAAATGTGGTCAAACTTTTACAAACCCTCATATCTATGAATAACCTCAATATCCTCTTAATAGGTGACCCGGGTTCTGGGAAAACATCGCTTATTTATTCTATTATTCGAGAGTATTACAAGACAAATTATAATGCTGATAATATACTTGTATTAAATAGTCTAAAAGATCAGGGTATTTCTTATTACCGAAATGATCTGAAAATATTCTGCCAGACTGCGTCTCTTATACATGGGTTTAAAAAAATTGTTCTACTAGATGATATCGATATTATAAATGAACAGAGTCAACAGGTGTTTCGCAACTGTATGGATAAATATAGTCACAAGGTCCATTTTATTTCGTCGTGTACAAATGTTCAAAAGGTTATCGATAGTCTCCAATCTCGTAATATTATTATTAAAATTAACCAAATCGAAGATGCTTGTCTTAAAAAAATATTAACTAAAATAATAGAAAATGAAAAAATTATTATTACCGCCGATGCTGAAAAATTTGTACTCAATATTTCAAATGTATCGATACGTATTTTGATCAACTACTTGGAAAAAATTAAAATTTTAAACACTTTGGTTGATTTACCAATTGTTAAACTTTTATGTACGAATATAAGTTTTCATATATTTGAAAATTATACACAATTACTAACTGAGAAAAATTTAGATGACTGTATAAAAATATTGTATGCTTTATATGATCAGGGTTATTCCGTTATGGATATATTAGATAATTATTTCCTTTTTATAAAAACGACGCCACTTTTAGATGAAACAAATAAGTATAAAATTACAAAAATACTTTGTAAATATATGACTATATTTCATAATATACACGAAGATGAAATAGAGTTGGCACTTTTTACTAATAATTTGATTGATCTTTTTTGATTTACCATAACTTATAGTACATTCAATATTTATTATTTTAATATTATAATAATATTATATAATAATATATTTTATAGTAATTAAAATATTACAATGAGTACAATGGGTATACAAAATACTCAACAAGGGGGTATGAAAATTATTGTAAAAAACGATCAAGATGAAGACATATCTATACATGAAATTCGCGACACGCAAGAATTTATTAATATATTTTCTAATACTTCTAAAATTGATAATTTATCTGTAAATTCGTTAACAGGATTCATATTAAGAATTACTCTACCAGATAACACCTCACCTTTTAGAAGTGATGTTTTTAATGAACCAGGCGAACTATTAACCGCTGAAGAATATGACTTACCCAATACAGGACGTGTTGTAACTCAACATGTTTTTAAATGTTGTATCGTTCAACCAACAAAAAAACCAAGAATTACTATGGTTAATAATGTTTCTAAATCAACATGTACCAGTGAAGAACTTAAACAAGAATATAAAACGCAGTCAGATATATATCGTGGAACAATGGCGTATGGAGGTATGCCTGTATGTCCAGATGTATATGCGGTTATGGAATTTAACTTGAAGCAATTCACTGAAATTTTTTTTTCTGATAATTCTAACCCCGATGTTACAGATGTTACAAGTTTACCATCAATATCAACCAATGTTTTTAAAAATAATAATGTTTTTAACTACTTACTACACCAACTTCAGGCATTTCCTGACACAAGAACTGTCGGTATTATTGTAATGGAGTCTCTACCTCCATCTTATAAAACATTGAAAATATTATATTCTACTTTTGAAAAGGTTCATTTACCCCTGTCTCCTGAATTATTACAAAATAAAATGTTATTTAATGAAATGACCATGAGAGTATTATCTATATGTGTAGTCGTATTTTATCGTATGGGGTATATACCACTGGATGCTCATCTTGGTAATTGGATGTATGACACTACACAAACATTTGATCAACTTAAGGTTAGAGCGATAGATTTTGGTAGGACTATTTCGCGTATACACCAACTAAATATAATAAGTCAATGTATTACAAGCTATATTGTGGGGATTAGTATAACTCCAGCTATTGAACTTAATACAGTTAAAAAATTTGCCAAAATTTTAGGTTTTGAAAATTGGAATACGCTTGATGCTAGTGTATTTCCATTATGTATTAAAAAGATAGAAAATATTATTATGGAATTAAATAATTTAATAGAGCATAATCTTAATGGTCATCTACTATGGAACCCCACAGGTGCTAAATTTTTGGTTGTTACACGAGTCGCAAGTCCAGGATTACCCGAGGAGACAATGGAAGTAGATTCATGTATGATTCTTATTCATAAAATTATTTTTATTATTTCGTTAGTAGATGGGTGTTATAATTCGCTTAAATATGAGGAGCATCATTTTTGCCAACTTAAAGAAATATTTTATTATATATTTCACACCAAATGTACTAATCTTGAGAATATGATTCATTCTAATGTATTTATTGATTTAATAACTTACTTGGAAACAATGAAAGATTATCTTGAAAGAATAAAAACGATACAATCTTATGGTAGAATTCGAGACTATATTAAAACATATTTACGTGTTTCGCCTGAGCGTGGGTTATTTATGGATCCGTTTTACTCGGACGCATCATCCGATATACCCTTATCTCAATCATCACAAGATCCTCCTCCTCCTCCTCCTCCTCCTCCTCCTCCTCCCGCTCTTCCTCCGGTTGTTCCTCCCCCACCAAACCTGTTAGCTAATTTTGATACTCCTTCTCTTCCTCCTGTTGTTCCTGCTGATGGTGGTAGAAAATCTAGAAAATCTAAAAAATCTAGAAAATCTAGAAAATCTAAAAAATCTAGAAAATCTAGAAAATCTAGAAAATTTATTTACACCAAATATCATAAAAGAAATAGACGAAAATAAATGATATATTATAACTATCATACATTTTATATTATTTTATTTATACTGTTTCATTTTTATACTTTATAAAATATAAAATATAAAATATAAAATATAAAATATAAAATATAAAATATAAATACGTTTGTATATATCTATAATATTCAAAGGTATAAAATATATAAATATATAAATATAATACGTAAATATAATACACGACACACCCCCATGGCTGATCAAAAAGACCCCAAGATTTGTGTTATAATCGCAACATATTTTAGAAAAAATGGTACTACAAGGTCGCTGCTATCTAGGGCACTTAGAAATTTGGAAGCCCAGACATATAAAAATTTTAAGCTTTTTTTAATTGGCGACCATTATGATAACAATGATGAATTTGAAAATCTATGTAAATCTTACAAAAATGATATTTATTATAAAAACAATGAAGAACATTATCGGTGTTATAATTTCCCAGATAGAAGTACGTATTGGAGCATTGGCGGCGTTTTAGCTTTAAAAACGGGTATAGAAAAAGCGATAGAAGAAAAATATGACTACTATTTTCATTTAGACGACGACGATGAATGGAGAGAGTTTCATATACAGGTTGTAGTAGATCATATTAAACGTTTTCCATTGTCTAATTTTATTTTGACAAAATCTAAATATAAAAATAAATTTTTACCAAGAACAGATGAAACAAATATATTTTATAATAATTATATACCGCGTGGAGAAGACTCGGTTCATGCATCGCATATTTATGGTTTACCTATATTAGGGAATCTGATATTAAATATTATAAACAGAAATCATGTATTGGCTAATAAAATTAATAGTAAAGAAGATACATCTATTGGTATACGTCCAACGGACGCGACAATTCTTGATGAAATACATTCAATGGTTGTCAATAAAAAAATAAAATCATTATACATTCCGATTGTAACCGTTAACAAATCAACGGACGGCAATTTTCCTGTATGAATAAAATAATTGTGAAATTAATATAACTTATATTGAAATTAATATAAATATAAATTATGTAGTATATAAATATAGTTATTTTATATGTATTTGTCTTTACTTAAAAAATGTATTTTAAATACTTTTGACGAAACTATCATTATTGGAAAAAATACAAAGTCTCTAACCATGATTGGTGAAAAGCGTTTTGATAATATTAGATATTTATTTGAAGATGTAATTTCTAATAATATTGAAGGAGATTTAATTGAAACTGGTGTATGGAAAGGTGGAGCAGTTATCTATATGAATGGGATTAATAAACATTATAATCAGACTAGAAAAATTTTTGTTGCAGATTCGTTCGAAGGTCTACCACCACCTGATCCAAAATATATTTATGATGCGAATGCTAATTTTCATAACGAGAAAGAATATTCTATTTCATTAGATGAAGTTAAAAATAATTTCAATAAACTTGATTTATTGGACGATAATGTAATTTTTATAAAAGGTTTTTTTAAAGATACTTTATTTCAGTATCCATTTGATAAAATATCTATATTAAGATTGGACGGTGATATGTATCAATCAACTATTGAAGCATTAGAAGCACTATATGATAAGGTATCTATTGGAGGGTATATTATAGTTGATGACTATGGTTGGAAACGATGCGGGTGTTCAAAAGCAGTTGATTACTTTATAGAAAAAAATAATATAAAAGCCGATTTTATTTGGATTGACGACTTTGGAGTTTATTGGAAAAAAACTAATTAGAATTAATGGACCACTATATGATACAATACATTTTTTCTGAATGGTTTTATAAAAATTATTTTAGTAATGACAAATTTGAAATTCTACAACTTCATGCTTTAGAAGACGCGAATAGAAAGTTATTCCCAATTAGTTACTTCTGTGTTATTGAAAAATTATAACTATATGTGTATATACTCAAAAAAATCTACATCAAAACATAACACATTTTTAGTATTTGTTATTACATCATTTCTTTCTTTAAAGCTATCATCTATAAACAAAGAATATTCTATTACATGATTTGATTTTTTAGTTCCATCTGTTATTACTATTATTTTTTTAAAAATATCAGTCGATATTCTATACTGTTTTAATGTATCTCCTATGTCATTTTTATGTCGCGTCAATAAATAAATATCTTTATTGTTGTTTAATTCTCTATATAAAAAAGCCATTGCTAGGTAATTTACTTTATTATTTATAATTATCGTGTCATCAAAATCAATAAAAATATTATTATATGTATATAATTTATTTAAATTGACCACATTTTTAAAAATTTTTGATACCAATAGATAGTTATTATTTTTTATAATATTAATAGGACGTCCAAATTGATAGTAAATAGAAAGCAATGTTAAATTACAACCATTTAATCTATTAATAGATGATGCTCCCGCAATACGAGTAGATACTTCAAGCAATTTACATATATTATTTTCGTCGAATTTTACCTGAAAAAACCATGATCCTATAAAATCTATTGTATCATTAATGTCATTTGCGAAACGTTCAATAGTATTGTATAACTTAGATTTGTATTCTATATTTTCAGTAATTACACTTAAACCATTTTTATATAATTTACGTTTTCTTATATTTATATATGTTAATTTTTTATTATATGTAAAGCAGTCAATTGTATATTCATCATTTGGTAAATATTCTAATATTATTAAGCTTTCATCATATTTTTTTTTTAATTCACCTATACTATTAACTATATAACAGTTTCTACTACCATAACCGATATCGGGTTTTAAAAATAATTTTTTATTTATATAGTTATTTTCGTTTGTATTAATTTCATCGTAATTATATAATATCGGACAGTCAACTATATCTTTTAAAATCGTATATGTTTGTTTTTTTGATACACATATCTTATTTGTTTCATAGGATGATGTTATTATTTTAATATTGTTTCTATTAAATATATCGCCATGTTTGCTTAATATTAAATGAGAATAGTCCATTGTGGGTATTATAAAATTACATCCATGGATTTTTGCTATATTTATTAAATACTCTATACATTTGAGCTCCTCTTCGTCTATTAATGGGCAATCATTATACGATATTTGAAACAAGTCTTTTGTTTCATAATTATCATGCGAATTAATACCAATTACTGATATATCTTTTATATTATTTAAAGATTCTACAATTTCTAAACTAACTGTAGATGATGATGGAAATATAATACCAGTAAACATTAATATTATTTATATTTTTATAACTATAATATAATGTTTATACGTATATAAATATAATATTTATATAAATATAATATTTATACATATATTATTATGTCTGATATACTTTCAATATTTGAAGATTTAAACAACTCTCGAGAAAGTTTAGATTTATTGCGCGATGTTAATAGTCGTAATAAGTTGAAGAAATTTCACGAATGGACGCATATACTATATGGAATTAGGACAATAATGGGTCCCGAAATTAAAACCTATATGGAAATAGGTTCATATATAGGTTCATCGGCATCTTTAATTTTGAGAAATCCTTTTCCTAGTAATATAATATGTATTGATCCGTGTAACTTACACCCTTCACATTATGGTGGTTCGGTAAGTCAAGATGAAACATTGTTACATAATATAAAAGACAACAATATTCATAATTATGGTATTAAACTTTATAAAAAATATTCAAGTGACCCAATATTATTGAAACACTTTAAAGATACGAATACAAAAATAGACATACTATTTATAGATGGAGCGCATGACTATAATGGCGTAATAAGCGACTGGAATAATTATAACGGTTTTGTAAATAGCGGTGGATATATTATTTTTGACGACTATAATGATTACAAATATAGTCCTCAAGTTAAACCCGCTGTTGACGAAATTGTGAAACATATTGATCCGACTGTGTATGAAATAATTGGTTCTCCTTTAAACACATTAGATGATGTATCAGTTGGATATAATAATACTTATGGGTTAAAGCATTCCAATGAGTTTATTTTATATAAAAAATAATGAAAAGTTAAAATATTCATTATCATTCATTATCATTCATTATCATTCATTATCATTCATTATCATTCATTTACTTAATTCTTTTAGTTTATAATTTTGTAAGTTTATATTAGCTCTTATTTTTTTATTTGTTATATTCTCATTTTTGATTTTTACATATTCGTCATTATTAAAAATATATTTTTCCCATCCAATATGGTCTAATTTATTTTTTATTGTTCTAACCCATAGTCTTTTTCTTTTTTCTATAAATAGTGTTAAATTTGAATCAGACATCATATAATAGTCATTTACGCCTAACGCAACAGGGCTAACTAATTCTTTTTTGTTTAATGATGTAATAAATTCGTGTAATACATAATTTTTGAATATTATAAACTGAAATCCGGTTTCTCCGACAGAATACCCATTTATTTTTATTGTTTTAGGCACCCACCGATCTATAGGTAGATTATAATATTTTTTATGGTCAAGAAATATATCTATTGATAGTACTTCAACTTCATTATTAGAATAGTTTAAAATTTTAATAGCCTCATGTAGTGACTCTTTATCTAATACTACATCTGCTTCTGACATAGCTATATATACATATTTTTCTATAATATTACTATGTAAATTACAAAATAAATGGAAAATATTACCTTCCATATTATTATTACTAATAAAATGTTTATATACATTATATTTTTTTGCTAATATTCTAATATCGTCACTATATTTACTTGGATTTTCTAAAAATATTATATCGCACGGATATTTTGTTTCTAAAATAGATACAACCGTTCTTTCAATAAAATCTGTATTAAAAAAACAGTTAAGTAAAACTAAAATTCTAGGAGTTTCCATAATATATTATATATATATTATTTTACTAATTCAAATATCTTATCAATATCTTCTTTTGTTGTTTCTGTAGTAAAAGTTATACATAATATACTATAAAAAATCTCACATGCGACTTTTGTATTTTTTAATGGATAATAATACTTCCTACAATATATATTATTTTCTAATAATTTTAACCTAATGTTATCGTCATAATTATCAAATAATAAACATAAACACGATGGTACTATTATATTATCTTCATTAAATGATGGAAATAATTTCCACGTTGTTATTGGATTGTCATATTTTTCTATTTTATCCTTTACATGCTTATATAAATCATTATGATGATTGACGATTTTATCGAAGTTATTCATTAAAAATTGTAATATATATACAGCCGATATATCCGACATTTTGTTATTGTTCCCCTCTTTTACCCAGTAGTCATTTGTCGTTAACCCTATTCCGAAATTATTTAAACATCTTATCGCGTGTTCGTATTTTTTATCTACAATTACTGCACCTCCTTCCCCAAACCCAAACGGTTTCGTATGATGAAAACTTATTATACATCCATTCCCATAATTCAGGCAGTTCTTACCTTTATAAAATGTATATGCAGTGGCGGCATTATCAAAAATTAAAAACTTGTTGTTTATTTTTGCCCATTCCGTGTATTTGTCTATATCAACAACGTTACCAAATATATTTGTAACAATGACACCATTTGTATTTTCGCCTAGAAGTTCTAGATCAATTCCACCATATTGATCAATATCTATAATTTCTACATTTGACAAATTTGATTGGGCTGATGGTGGAAACGTAAATGACTGCGTCGCCCACTGAATCGTCCTATTTTCTGTATATTGTATTCCTGATGTGATTGAATGAAGAGCAACTGCTCCATTTGTTACCACTATAACAGATTTATCATCGTCTATTTTAAATTTATCTCTTATAAACGATTCTAGTAACTGGACATTGGGACCATTATTTGTAAAATGATTCGTTTCTAATGACTTTTCAAATAGTTTATCAACAATATCTTTGTCGATGCTTTTATTTGGAACCCAGTTTTTCATTTTTACATATACATTATATTTCATTTATATTTTATATACGAAATATAATGCTCGTTCAATGTCTGCTTAATTTGTCGCTAATAAATACTTTGCAACTTGAGTATTCGATTGTAATACTTGTATTGGTGACATCCTCACAAACCACCCAAAATGCCGCCTTTTTAATAATTCGCGCGCTGGTATATACAAACCAAAACTCTCGCGCGACAATTCTATACTTGTATCACTCATTAAATTCTCCAATGTAACGGGCGTGTCATCCATTTTTTTTGCTCCCAATAGCTCAGGCTTTATTACATTTACGGATCTATTCGATACTTGGAGAAAAAACCACTTGCTTATCTTGCCTTCAAAATCCATTTCCTCTGTGTAGTCGTTCGAAATCAATACTTCTAAATATTCTATATAATTCTTCATTAGTTCACTGTCTTTTATACACCCCATTATTTTAGAGCACGGAGTATATACAGTAGACGAAGAGGCAATGCTTCTTGATGGCATCTCCGCTATAAAAACACCTCCTGTTGCTGTTTCAGTATTTACACCAAGCTCATATAATGTTATTAAATCTTCGAAACATACAAACGACGGTGGCAATCTCATTCCTCCGTACTTATTAAGCAGTTGTGCCATCGCCAATTCCCTCATATGCTGTTTAAGAGGGCTCGTCAACCGATTCACATGTATTGACCAGTCTGGTATCAACTTGTTAAATACATTGTCGTCTATAATACATATATTAAATGAATCCCCGCACTTGTCTATTATACTCCTTATTGTTAAATATAAATAAGGCTGGTTCAAATTTGTCGTATTTCTTGAACCAAAATCTAACCATTGTCGCTGGTTCATTTCGTACTCGATAGGTATCCACAGGAACGGTTTTTTGCGGTCCATTTTATTAACATCGTTTGCTAAAAACTTTTGAATTAAGTCGCGCTCCTCTTTTTCTATATTCTGGTTCATCTTACCCGAATACATGGAATATACATACCCAATAACTAAAAGTAATAATATCATCAATATCTGTTGTTTTGAAATTTTCATCTTTTTTATATCTTTATTATATTGTTATTATCCCGTATATTAAATATATAGAATATATTTTTAATATTTATAGTTTTATACGTGTTATTGATTTATCGTTGTTGATTATGATTGTTGATTATATATTGTAATATATCGCGCTTGATGATTTAAAAAATCTTAGATGTTATGTGTTTTGAATTATGAATAAAACCGTGAATTTCGATTAATCTCACGCATCTATAACTTCTCATGTTTAAAAGCTCTCCTATATCAGTTTGTCAACTGGTGAAACTCCGAGTTGAATCTCTTATTTATATCTCTTACTATCTCATCTTGCTTCGCCAATCTATATGCCCGTTTCATATCTTGTTCCACTTGTAATGCGGTTTCCTTATCTAACTGCGTTGTTTGAAACTCTTTGGAATAGTTATATTTTGTTCTTTCAATATCTCTAAACGTTTGCATATCATTTACCGATGTATATTTTTTTCTATTCTCATAATCCTCCATTGTCACGGGTATTACCGTCTCAGTATGTGCCTTTTTCAAATCCTCATATTGTAGAGAACTAAATAATCCACTCGAATATTCCTGAGGAGCTTCGCGACCTAGACCATAGTACCCCCCTCCTCCCCCGCTACTATTCGCTGTTTGTATTTCGTTTGTCTGGATTAGTGCCATTTTATTTCGCAACTCCGCCTTCTTTCTTTCTATTTTCGCATTTCGTTCTGACCACGTCCCTCTACATTCATCGTCTTCGTTATTACCATGTTCGTCTTCATTACAGTCACCATCTCTAGATACACTTCTAAACCATTCTTCGTATCCATTATCTTGCTCTTCGTCGTGTAGCCTAAACTTGTCGAACTTTTCGTTAAACCATTTGTTGAACTTTCCCGAGTCCATTTTTTGAATCTTTTTGTATGCTTCCTCCTCGGTTTTATGATATTCGCGATCTTCTACATTATGCGCCATCTTCGATTTGTTCTGATTTAATTCCCGATCGATTACAGCATTATATGAATACTTATCTTCTTTATACTTTTTAGCATCAGGGAATCTCACCTTGTATATTTCGTATAATATTTTATACGCCTTTGTAAAAAAAAGAAAATACTCTTTAGGTAGTTTCGACTTATCGGGATGCATATGTAGCACAATAACTTTCGCTTGTCTTAGATGCTTTTCATCAAACATAATGGGTAACTTGAATAAATTTAATATATCTGTTAACTCGTAATTATTTATATCTAGATCCATGTTATCCGACACATTAGACATATTACTATTATATGACAATTTTATTTCTATATTGTATTTTTATTTTCTATATATTTCATGTTATTTTTAATATATATAATTTATATTATCTAACTGGTGAATAGAATGACCAATGTTTTGACCAATGTTTTGACCAATGTTTCGACTATTTCAACCGCTTCAAAATTCGACACAAAGCAATTTTTTTATACTACACTACGAATTTCCGTAATCGTTCAAATTATTACAGGTATCATTGAGATTGTTACATTATATTTTGCTAGATCAACACCTCCTGAGCACTACATTATAAATCATTTATTATACCTTGAGTTAACAGTTCAAATTATTGAGGGTATGTTCTACATATGGCTCATATATAATTTCAATAAAGTCACAAATGTCACACCAAAGCGGTATGTAGACTGGTTTATCACCACACCAACTATGTTATTTACGCTAATGGTTTATATGATTTATCTAGGGCGCAAAAATACAAACATTGGCACGACAGGTATGACATTATTTGGAGTTCTAAAAGATAACCTCGACACAGTATCAAAAATCGTGTCACTAAATTGGCTAATGTTGTTTTTTGGGTTTTTAGGAGAAGTACAAATAATACCTACTGGTTTCGGTGTTTTAATGGGGTTTATACCATTTTTAATTTATTATTATATGATCTATTATAAATTCGCGATTCAAAGCGACACAGGGTTGAAATTATTCTGGTACTTCTTCTTCTTTTGGTCAATATACGGTATTGTTGCGTTATTGCCCTATAATCTGAAAAACGCAATATATAATATTTTAGATCTGTTTGCCAAAAACTTTTTTGGATTGTTTCTTGCTTATATTATTATTCGAAGAAAATACTAGTTGTTACTATGTATTATCGTGTATTATCGTGTATTATCGTGTATTATCGTGTATACAAATATATGGTAATATTTATAATCACAATACAATTACAATACAATCACGATATAAAGATAATTATATATTATTCATATATATATATATACACAATGAAACCCCTATCGCTTTTAGCATGCGCCTTTATCATGTTTGGTTGTCACGCGCGCGCCCTTCCCACTATCGCCCCCGCCGCTCCCGCCCAAGACTGTGGTAACGGTATTTCGTGTGCCCCATCCCAGACATGTATGAGCAACTCATCCGCGACGGGTGCAGGTTTAGTGTATGCGTGTTCCCCTCTCCCCAATGCCGTCCGCTGTATGGATGCGCGGTTTTCGTGTCCTGCTTCTTACACTTGTATTGAAGATTCTAAATGCCGTTCCCCCGAAAATGGCAAAAATATTACCGTCTCATATGATGCCGTTGTAAACTTGGACGCATTCGAAGTCGCCGAAATGCGCGACTTTGGTTCAGGTATGAAACCGACATCTTTTAGCATTTGTGGACCCATCACCAACCATTTTCGCCTCCCTAACTTTTGTACATGTAGGGATGCACGATTCGGTGGCGAACTCGGATGCACGATTGGGCTTCAAAACTTCATCACAGTCGGTGCCTCCGCTTGGATCCTCCCTTGTGCTTCTCCCGCCAACTTTGGATACAGGGCATGGGCGTCACTTTTAGGAGTGAGTCAAAGCGTCGGACGAACATGGACTGCCGCATTTCAAGCAAATATTCCTATTCCTGGTGCTACATTCGAAATCGGTGTCGCAAATGTAGGTGCACGTGCTGAACTATCCGGGGATATCAGTCGGTTCGTTATTTCTACGAGACTCGCCGTTGGTGTTTGTGCAAGACTTGGAGTCGGATTCTTTTCTAGAGAAATTTGTAATCCCTCCGCGCTACGTTGGTTGCCTATTACCATTCTCAATGGTCCTCGCATCGATTTCAGTCGGTTTTGTTGAAAATGAAATGTTTTATGATATTTTATATATTTTATATAATATTTTATATAATATATATTATCTATATTTGCAAATGTCACCTTGTATAGAACAAAAAACTAAAAAATATAAGTCACGTAGCTCTCCACCGTACTCGGCGATGGATTGTAAAGGTTCCACAAAAAAAGGCAATGACGGCGCAACATATATATCAAAGCCTGATAAGCGTGGGATATATCGTTGGGTAAAGGGTGTTGGCGATGGGACCCCTAAAAATAAAACGGTAAAGTTATCAATGAAAGAATACAAAAGTTCTCCAGTATATACATCAAAATGCATATACAAAAAAACAGATTATGGTCCTATAAATGTATCCAAGTTTATAAAGTGTATTCATAATGATACTATTAAAGAATCTTTACAGTCTCGAATCCAACCTAAAAACATATATGAAATAAATGATAACGCGTCTTTTCCTTTTGTATTATTTGACTATGGTAACGGACAAGCTGAAATTTACAATAATCATTTTATTGAAGAAACGAATACTAGTGAATTAAAAGATAAACTAATGGATGTAAAATATAAACAAATATTTCTCGGCGATAATGAATCAAATGACCCATATTGGCGATTTAAACGCGGTATAGCAAAAGGTAATACAATTCTTCTACAAACGGACAACAATAAATACTTATTTATAGGAAAAGGCATATTATCCTTTTCAACTAAAGACGGTGACATTATTCGTAAATTTTATTCTCCTATTGGCGGAAACTACGACTCTTTTGCATGCGCGATTGGTGACAAATATGTATACTTGTTAAATGATAAACTATATGCCCCACTTAACCAATTTGATACTAACAAAGATATTATTAAACAATATTATTGTTATGATTTTGAGTGTAAAAAATATAAAACAACGAAGTTGACCATGAAAACACTATACTCGCCTTTTTATGGTTATTATTGAATTATATTTTTATTTTGTATATATATATATTATATACTAGTTATAATATATACTATCGTGAATTTATATGCCTGCTTGTATAGAACAAAAAACCAAAAAATATCGTTCGCGTAGCTCGCCTCCTTATTCTGCAATGGATTGTAAAGGTTCCACAAAAAAAGGCAATGACGGAGCAACATATATATCAAAGCCTGATAAGCGTGGGATATATCGTTGGGTAAAGGGTGTTGGCGATGGGACCCCTAAAAATAAAACTATAAAACGGAAATCTGGTTCTAAATCTCCCCCCAAAAATAAGATTACTGTTTTAGATATGGGCGCGGATGGTGATGATGTCGCGGATGCTTGGATGAAATCGGCAGATATTAAGTCACCCACTGAGGGAATGATTAGCAAGGATGGTCGTGTATACATCAAGAATAAATGGGTTGTCACATCCTCTGACAAGGCCATTCTAAACGGTTTTCGGAAGTTTACTGTCGACTATGCCGCAAAGCATATAAATAAACCTGTGATTTTATATACGCGCGAATATGGTTCCAAGTGGCCGACACGTGATGCCTGGACCAAAGCTGCTGGGAATGCGGAAAATACATACTCCCGGATGAAATTTATTCCGAACGGTGACGCAGGAATTATGGGAAGAAAAAAGAAATTCGTAAACTGGCTTACTACACAATCGCCCCCTATTAAAGAAGGTACTCGTTTTTATGTCGATGGGGAAACATTCATTTGTAATAACAAGGCACAGCGTACATCGCCATATGATTGCGACCCTGACGAATTCTTAGCCGATGGTTTACAAGTCGACAGTAAAGATAAGCAAACCTTAAGCACCAATCTTATGAATACAGAAGTGTTTGTTAAGGTTTAGTTTTGTTGGGTGTATTAGTCGTCCTTTGTTTCAAAACTTGTAACTCATACACGTCGCAAAAAACGTCTCTAACTCGGGCAAACTCGCCCCTGTAATCGACGCGATCGGACCATCGGTCACACCCTTTGCATACGCCAAAAATACCGGAATACCATTGACCATCTTTTTGTGTTTCAAAAAAGCATACAAGTCAAAACATTCATCAACATCTACCTCTAGTAATGTTATATGAGCAGGCAAATCGTTAGACTTCTTATACGAGTATTCCTTGATTTTCTTACAAGGACCGCACCAGTCCGCCGTAAACTTGAATATAAGAATACCTGGATTATTCTCGATCAATGAGGCAAATTCGGTTCGTGTTCCTGAAAATTTCAGAATTTTATAATTGTTATCAATTCGACTGATAACGGTTTCCATTATACAATTCTTATTTTATACTATTATTGGGCTATACTATATTTATATATATCATTTTATATTATTTCATACACAAATACTTAACATATATATAATACTTACCACATATGTAATACTTACCACATATGTAATACTTAACTCATATATTGTAGTACATTGTAGTACATTTAGTATATTTTGCGTTTCATTATTTCATTTTAAGTATTATTTCATTTTAAGTATTATTTAGTAATTATTATCAATATTATTATTTAAAATGGTAGATATTGAACCTATGTTGAAATATGATTACTCTACATTTGGAATAAAAAATCTGTATAATATTTTATTTTCGGTGTATATAGCATTTATTTATCCATTTATCACGATTTTAAATTATGATCTAAAAAATGAAAAAGAAATAATTAGAGATGTTGTTACTCATTGTATAAGTAAAACAAAATGTTCCATGTATAAAGTTTCTAAAGGTGACCTTATTATTGAGAAAAATATTATATATATGACAAATCATACATCAGTTGGCGATTTTTTTATTGATCCTTATTTATTACACTATAATACAAAAATTATTTCATTAAATAAAGCAAGAATCATGTTACCCATAATGGGGTTTATATGTATGTTGACTTCTTCTAGTATTTTTATTGGTCATGGGAATTCAAAAGAAAAAGTTATTGAAAATTTTAAAAAAATAGAAGAACTTCGTAAATCCGACGATATTAGAAATATTACATTGTATCCCGAAGGGCTTCGCCGACCGCATCGACATACTGTTTCGGCTACAATTAAAAAAGGGTTTATCTATCACTCTTTTGAAAATAGTCTACCTATTCAACTTATTCATACCACAAATAAAGATTATGTACTCGATGAAGAAAAATTCATATTACACAAAAATACAAAGTTATTCACTTACTATGGTCCCAAAATCGATCCATGTAGTCTTAGATCTAAATTTGAAAAGAAACATAATCGAGAATATACCAAAGAAGACTATTATAATGACGTATATAAAAAATGGTCAAAAATATGGTCCAAGATGGATAAATACCGCATTGATACATTGCGTAGTAAAGGACTATCCCACGAAGAGTGTCTAGAAAAAATGAACCACTATACTACAAAGTTTCCACCAGTTGAAGATAAAATATTAAACGGCGATAAACCTTTGTCATTCCCTTTTTTACTCCTTCGAAGTGTGTGCTGGGCAACGGTATACTTTATCATTTTTAAAATTATTGAAAAATGTTTTTCATGCGTATCGTATATATACAAGCAGCCTTTTTTATCATGTTCTAAAAGTTGTAATATACCTTTGAATACTTCCTCCATTCCAGTACAGCCGCAGTCACAGTCGCAGTCTTGTAGCTTTTCGTGTTTTAAAATGCCACTTCTGTCTAATTTTATATTTTCCAATAAATAATAATTATTTCATCGAATATGTTGGGATTGGGATTGGGGTTGGGGTTGGGGTTGGGATCGGGATCGGGATCGGTTTTGATACAGCAAAAGAATTTTTATTTTTTGCTTCCCGAACAATATCCTCCAATGTCTCAATATGCAGACGAGGTAAATCGGCATGGCTCTCCCAAAAGTATCTACAGTATGCCCACTTAAATTCATAATCATCGCCATACAAATTCCCAATACGCTGTAATAAAACAATATTCACATCTATAGGTAATAAGTTTAAATTATTTCTAGGCAACACGTAACATAGTTGTACAAGATCTTGAATTGTTTGTTTCTCTTTTCTCTTCAAAAATTGCGTATCCATATGTGGAATATATTTTACAAGATCCTTAAACAGTGGCGCATAATGATAGTTATAACACCATCTCCAATCGATACAGCCCTCTGAATAATAATTAAATGTCCATTCCAACCCTTCCATATAATTTATACATATTTGTTTCCTCCTATCGTCTGTTATCTCAATATCGAATAACGATTTATAATACCTATATTCCCAGTCCTTTGAAAAAGGATTAATATATTTCTCTATACTTCGTTCTCTCGTAGGTAACATTAATAAATCATCCATTTGTTGAATATCTGCTCCCTCCCCTAATACTTCTTCGGTATCGTTTAGAACTTTTTTATCATCCTTTCCGTATTTTTTTTCATGATTAAACGCAAATCTCTCGCTTCTGTTATCTCTCATGTTGTTATAGCCTCCTGCTCCTCCAGCCCTCCCAAAACTACTTCCTCCTCCACCCTCAAACCTTCTCGCAAATTTATCCCGTTTCTTATGTTCGTCCATCAACAATGTATCCTCTTGTCTCGCAATATTTTCCAAAAAAACACAAAAGTTCTTCCACATGATCTTATTCCCATTTGTTAAATACTTATTTGTCTTCCCCAATGTCTCCCTATACACGTTTAACAATATGTCTATCCCCACGGTTCTTATATTCAATGCGGGGAAATGTGGCATAAAATCATTGCCCAATAAAAAACACATGAATATATAATCTGTAATTCTATTTCTTTCATTTTTTATGTCCGATGTACATTCAATTGTTCCTCCCACTATTTTATTATCGGTTATATTTGTTATATTTTTTATATTGGTTATATCTGGTTTATCTTTTAATTTATCTAAATCTCTCGCTCCTATAAGATCTCCTGTTGTGCAAGAGTCTATATTATCAATATACTTTACAATAGAAGCAGCCAGTTCGGGAATGTCTAACAAATAATCACAGTTTGCGTCCAACGTTGAATCAATCGATTTTATAAATTCAGGCGTCTCGCGAAACAAATATAAGTTTTTCGTTATGTGTAAATGATTTAATGTCAACATTATCAAATCGGCATCTAACCCATATACCAACGTCACTATATCGGACGAATTATGATAGTCGGGATATTTTCGCATATATTCAAATATCTTATGTTCACCCTCTCCTGCTTCCGAACTACTCGACACAATGTATACTAGATGCCCGCCCCCCGTAGCATGCGCCAACTCCATCTTTTTACTGAAATATTCACTAACTTCACGATTCAAGTCTTTCATAAAATTTGTTCCAGGAGTGATTGCGGACGTGTTCCACGCCTCCTTATATTCTTTTCCCTCAATATCGCGCTGTATTTGCGTCGTATACCACGATTTATATCTTCTATCGCGTTGTTGGCTAAGTTTAGCGACAGGAGCAACACCATCGAACGCAATAAATACACGACATGTCGGTTTTAACAAATCAACGTAGAAATCTATTTTTTCACATACCGATATTATAAGTTGCCTCTCATATTCCTTATTATTACCCTTATCATAAGTCCTGTTGTTTTTCACCGCGTCGTATATTAACGAGTTACAATCCATATATAAGTTGTTTATATGATTCAAATATTTCATATCCTTTAGAATGTGCCGATACGCTTTCACTATTTTTGTGAAATAACTAGGAATGCCCATGATGTGTTGGTGGTATTATGTTAGTGAGAAACTCGCTTTGATAATAATATGCTTATATATTATTATCTTGATGTTTCTATGTATTTTATACATATATATTATGAGATTTGAAAATCCATTGACACAATAAAATACAATTCTAAAACAAAAACATTATATTATTATATATTATATATTATATATCATATAACATATAACATATACTATACTAAATATGTTAGGAGTACCCTCACAAAATTCACAATATGGTGTATTAGCAAAAGAAAATATGATGAATAATCTTAATCCACCAGGTACAATGTTATCTATTGGTGGTATTTTTCAATTATTATCATCATTATCTCCCCTTTTGTTATCTGTTTTTTTTGTTATTTCTAGTTTAAGTAATGGTGATTTAAAATGGGTAATGTATTTAGCCGGCTTTATTATTTTACTTTTTGTTTTTTCAATTATTGCATTTACTACAAATTCAAAGTTTGAAAATATGAACAGTAAGGGTTCGTCATATTGGAAAAAAGAATGTAACTCTGTTTCTATGCCGTTTGGTCTAAGCGAATACATGGTTCCCAATTTTAATAGCGCAGCTTTAGCATTCATTTTTGCGTATATTTTTATGCCAATGTTACAATATAATAGCTACAATGTTGTCATGCTTTCTATTATTATCGTATTCTTCTTTCTCGACGCAGTATCTAAATATATGAATGCTTGTACCCCGGTCGTAGGAATCATCATTGGTCTCGCTGTCGGGTGGATTGTGGGATATATATGGTACTTATTCGTTTCAGCAGCAACTAATGATATGGTATACTTTAATATTGAAAGTGGTTCTTCGATATGCTCTCGACCAAACAAGCAAACCTTTAAATGTAAAGTGTATAGAAATGGTGAAGTTATCCATACAATGTAGTCATGCGATGGAATGATAATATAGGTTCAATATATCTAAGGGTTGAATTTGTTACTGTTATGAGAAATCCATTTTTTAAATTCATTCATTGCCATGTCTCTATGAAAACTATTTGTCAACAATTTTATATTATTGTAATTTCTAGACAGAATGGTTATGTAGTTGAAAACAATATTTTTAGTAACTGCTTTATGATACATGAACATTTGATTCTCGTTAAATATCGGTTTTTTTGTGCGTTTATTAACCGAGTTATGAAAATCAAAAAAGAATAATTGTAAATCCTTTTTTGTTTTAATATTGTCTCTATTTACATTCTTCATTATCGCTACAGCATGATCTGAGCAATCAGGACACGGAAGATTCATGCATATTTTTAAACATATATTTAAAAAATCATTTTTTAATTCGTCAAAATGTTGATCCTTCATTTTGAACGAAAGAGTATGAAATAAATACCAGGTAGCGGTACCCCATTCTTTTTTTGTTGCCATATTATTAATATAATAATATAAAGACTTTTTATTTTATTAATTATACATAATTAAAATTATAGTCATTAAAACATAAGTAACTATTTTATGCCAATTATACCTTCTAAATTAAATACGCATCCTCCGCCAAATTCGGTTGACTTTTTTTCCGAACTTTCGAAAATAATAAAAAATACAAATGGCGCCAATAATAATTCATTGGAATCTTCTAATATAGTTATTTCCACACCTTCATCTACGCCTTCATCTACGCCTGCGTCCGAGTATGATGATATATGTCTTATCTCTAAAGAAAAACTTCATCCAAACCATATTACACTTGAATGTAAACACAAATTTAACTATATCCACATCTATAAAGAAGTGCTTTACCAAAAAACAAAATCAAATACATTATACGAAGTTACAAAACTTCAACCACATCAAATAAAGTGTCCATATTGTCGCACTATTACAAATAAATTATTACCATATATACCATATCCATCTGTTCATATTGCTAAAAATATACACTCGTCGTATCCGGATTGTATACATACACCAAGGTGTTCACATACTACTAAAAAGGTAGGCAATACTTACAGTACATGTGAAAAAAATGCCTTATTTTACGAGAAGGAAAATATATTATTATGTCCTTCTCATTACAAACAATACGTATCTAAAAGGGAAAAAGAGTTACTAAAAAATATTATAAAAAATAAAGACCAAGATGACCATCATCATAAATGTCAAGCAATTTTAAAAAGTGGCGTAAATAAGGGACATACATGTAACTCTATCATTAATATAGAAGGTGCGCAATATTGTAAACGCCATTCATAATATTTGAAAATTCGGTGTAATATACGAAAACTAATATAAATATTTCCGAAAACCAATATAAAATATAGGTACGTATATATTTTATATATAAACATGACGTTTTCGATGTATATTATTGCTGAGTATATTTGGCTAGACGCAAATAAAAAATTAAGGTCGAAAACTAAAATAATTCGACCTTGTCCGGATGATAATAAAAATTATTCGCACTTTTCGGCTTACCCCAACTGGGACTATGACGGCTCTTCCACTGGGCAAGCAGATGGTAAAAAATCCGAAATAACGCTTGTACCTGTTTTTGTATGCGACAACCCCCTACTCTTACCTACTGGAGGTCATGTCCATCCCCACTCATCAAAACTTGTTCTGTGCGAAACATACAATCAAGGCGGAAAACCTACCAAGACAAATAGGCGTTATTCCGCTGAGCCACTATTCGACATATATAAAGAAGAGAAACCGTGGTTTGGCCTTGAACAAGAATACTTTATTCTCGACAAACGCATCGAAACCACACCACATCATTTGCTATTTTATGAAACAACAGAACACTACTGTGGTATTGGACATGACATCGAGTATCGAAAAATAGCAGAAGAACATATGCTCGCGTGTATAAATGCCGGTATTACAATCTCGGGTATCAATGCTGAAGTAAGCAAAAATCAATGGGAGTTTCAAATTGGACCATCAGAAGGAATACTGGCTGCCGATGAGCTAATGATTGCCCGGTTCCTTCTTGAACGCATCGCCGAAAAATATGGGAATACCATATCATACGAACCTAAACCATTCACGCATATCAATGGGTCAGGGTGTCATACGAATTTTTCCACTCTCAAAATGCGCACTCCCTGTAAGGATAATACAGGATTAAAGGAGATTTGTCGCGTTATTGATATACTGGAAAAAGGCCACACAGAAGATATAAAACACTATGGTGTCAGTAATGAACTACGTCTATCGGGGAACCACGAAACATCTAGTTATAACACATTCACGTGGGGTGTCGGAGATAGGGGAGTATCCGTTCGCATCAATAATAGTACACATAATGCGGGATATGGATACTTTGAAGATCGGCGACCGGCAGCAAATATGGACCCGTATTTAGTTACCAGTATGTTAATGATGCGATCTATTGATATGGATTTTTAGGAATGGCGAGGAATGCGGTGAATGTGGATGAATATAGAATCTTAGTTTTATATATAAAGCGACTGCATGGCTTTATATGTAATGTAACGCGTGTATGTGTCAGCATGCATCTATACCGAAATACCCGACGATCTTTTTGCTTGTTGTGCTCTTCTTCCTATACCCTCATTGTCATATATTTTTTGTTTCATTGTTTTGCGTCTTCTTCGGGCTTCGTCATAATTTGGAAGTACTTTTGTTTTATACATGTATCTCGCCGTTTTTCTAAATCTACCGGGATGTAGCGGGTTTGTTAATTCTGTCTTATATAGACGTTCGTTAAATCCGACAGTTTCGCCTGCATACCTGTCATAATCTAAATTCATTGTAATTTCTTCATAAATTTTTTTCACCGACGTCTGATCGTATTCTTTCTTTATTTCTACATATTTTGGATAGTTAGCAAATGATTCGGGGTCAGTACCCGTATCGTACAAAAATCCTGACGATATATACATGTTTAGTTCATTCAAGCTGCTAAAATAATCTAACATCTCTTTTGAATATATAGTCGCATTATCTAACATACCACACGTACGTACAAACTCTGGATTTGAAAAAGGACCCGGACCATATAATTGTCGTAGTTCCACCACATTTTTATTAATAATTTGTAGTAGTGTACGTATCATTGCTATTTTCGACGAACATAAATTTTTAAAATCAGTCATTATAAATATCTTAACTTTTATTAACTCGTTCAAGAAAGGATAATACCATTCATTCGCTAATGCTGGACTATCTTCTATTAAAAGATTCGATATATTAACCTGGTTTATCCCTGCAAAACTAAATATTTTACTTACCATGGAAATGCTATTATAACTATGTCTTTTAAAAATTGTAAATTTTGTATTATAAAAATTAATAATTTTTTCCCCCATATCAAATACCGGGTCATAGTTTTTATCTTGTACATAGTTCATATAACCGGTGAACGTATACTGTTCGTTCACTTTAGTTTGCGTAAATCTGTAAATATACTCGTTATAAAAAACCAAAAAAAATTCATTCGTCATTTTAAGAAATTTTGATAAAAACATCTTGCCCGTATTCAATGTTTTTATAGCTGGGTTTAGATAACCAGGTTTTAACGCGACACTATTATGTAAATCCTCATCCTCTATATAATTCACCATACAAGACACAATAAATAAGTTTATTCGTCTATTTTTTTGAATTGCTATCGGAAGCAAAGTTTCTATCAATTTAATTGACGCATTTTTACTAAAAAATGTTGTACTGGGATACAGTTTAAATAACTCCTTTTTCGCCAAATACCTTGTAGAATTATCTAGATTATAGTTTACAGGTAAAAATATACCCATTGTGGTTTTATTTCTAAAAGACTTGTATGAAATTTTTTTATTTTCAGGTATCATCATATCTTCTACATGACCCTCAAAGAACCTATCATGTGTTATGTCGGTTAAGTTAAGCATCTCACTAGAATCGCACGAAATTATGCCATCATTCAGAATATATGGACACAATATATTGAACGCCATATCACGTGTTCTCTGACCATCATCTGTGTTATCAAACATTACATTGTAAAATGAACTCTGCATGATATAGTTTAGTTTTACCATAAAACTTCCGTATTTAATATATAATGCTTGTCCCATTTTTCCAAATTCGATAATTCTTATGTACTTATTTGCGAGAAACTTCATTTCCGGTGTTAACTCGTTTGAGACCGCACCGTGCCCGTAAACAAGCGCAAAATCTTCGCCTTTTATTTTTGGCTGTTTTTCAGATAAACTCACCAGCGCCATTTGTTCATCACGTGTCATTGGTTGAGTTCGATACATTGGGTGAGTTTTATATCCCTTAACCATGTAACTATCGGGATCCGGCGCATTCGTCAAGGGTGATTCTACGTCTATATCGGCAATATTGGGCACCATCGGATTATAAGGATCCGGTCCAACATTATCATCATAATATGTAATTATGTTTATTTGTTCCATGAATTTTTCTGTATCTTCTCTCGACATGAATAAGCGAGTCTGCATTACTTCTATACTTGTCACTTTTATATTCGGTATCAATTCATCTCTTAGTCTCCCCATCACAAGAATACTTGGATATAAATCTAATCTTTTTATTCTTTTTAATATATCATATAACAAACGCGATAAGTATTCATATGTACGAGGAAACATAGTTATAACAATCCTTACTTTCATCTGCTCTGGTGTTATTTTTACTTTGGTTTTTGGTAAAAAAGATAAAGGTAGAATACGGTCATACGGATAATCAAAAGGCGACATATCTAATTTCGGTGCTGTCACTCCTGTTCCCTCAAGAACACTAATTCGCGAACTATGTTGTATTATATCAAACGTGGGTGTATAGGCTGTCATTAAATTGCGACCTTGTGGTGATAATATAATCGGCGGAGCTTGGGGAATATGTTCCTGTAACCTGCGTCTAAATCTTTTCATTTTTTTTTTATCCTCTTTTTGTAGGTTTTTTAAATATTCTTCTAAAAAGTAAATGCTACTTTTATCTACTCTTTTTGCTATATCCCTGTCTATGATTACAGGTCCTCTTTCGCCATCTGAATAATTTTTGTTTTCATTTAATAAATTTTTCCACATTCTTAGTGTTGCTCTACTCGGACCCCCAGGCGATACCTTAACCAGACCCCTAGGTGACGAAGCAGTCGCACCCTTCGGTGATGAAGCAGTCGCACCCTTCGGTGATGAAGCAGTCGCACCCTTCGGTGATGAAGCAGCCGCACCTTTCGGTGATGAAGCAGTCGCACCTTTCGGTGATGAAGCAGTCGCACCCTTCGGTGATGAAGCAGTCGCACTCTTCGACGGCGACACGGATGTTTGTTTTACCGCGTCACTTGAATTACGATTACCTGATGATTGACCTCCTTTGTGTATTTTTAAATAAGTTCTACTTTTTTTACCATTTTTACTTATAACCTTTCGTATTTTTCTTGTTTTCATATATATACTATAGACCCTAAATATATAGTATATTTATATAATATTATACATTAAACATTCATATTTGCGATATACAACTTCCTCCATGTTTCGCACCATTATGGTCAGATATCCTCTTATAAATACTCCCATCACCACAGCACAATGCTCACAACCCCGCCGAATGTTGGCAGGGCGGATGCCGAACAAGTGATGATGTATGAAAATTTCAACTCTCGGAGGGCACTTTTCAAAAATGGACATTTATAAATGTCCATTTTGCAAAACCTGGGGTAGAAATATAAAAAAATCATTGCATACGTCACTCAGAGCATAATGCTCTAAATCGCATTTTTAAGATGATTTTTTTGTTACCATAATTTTTTCAACTTTTTTATATATTATATGAAAAGTATTTAGGAGTTTTTTTTGTTAGTCTATTATATAGAATGGCGGAAGAAACGACTACAGAAAAAAACTCCAAAAAAACTCCAAAATTTGTCTGTGAAAAATGTGACTTTAAATGCTGTAAACAAAATGAATATGGGCGTCATCTTAACACCATCAAGCATAAAAGACTACATGAGACTACAAAAAAAACTCTAACCACTGAACAGAAAAGTTTTGCCTGCATCTGTGGTAAGAAATACAACCATCATTCAAGTTTAGCAAAACATAAGCGAACATGTATCGTGGTCAATACACCCGTCGCTGTTTGTGAGGATAAAGAATCCAACGCTATCACTATTACCACAAATGATGTGAACACAGATGACGAAACAGATGATGTAGGTAATTATGAACTATTAACTATACCGAATTATAGTAACTTTACAAAGGACGAAATTCTAATTAAGCTCATTAAAGATAACGATGAGATGATGAAAATAATCAAAGGACAACAAGAACAGATAAATAGTATAATCCCCAAAATAGGTAATATAACGAACAATAATACGACAAACAACTTTAATCTCAATGTTTTTCTAAACGAGCATTGCAAAGACGCTTTGAATATTTCCGACTTTATTGATTCTCTTAAGATAACACTTGAAGATTTACTATTTTCAAAGACAAATGGGATATCACGTGGTATAACGGATGTCATGATAAAAGGACTCAAAGAGCTTGATATTCACAAACGCCCTATTCACTGTACTGACATAAAACGCGACATTATGTATATCAAAGATGAAGACAAGTGGTGCAAAGATGAGAACCACGAGATGATGAAAAATACAATTGTAAAAATTGCAGACAAAGAACGAAATGCTTTACAACAATGGGCTATCGATAACCCACACTGGATGGAAACAGAAAGAAAACAATTGGATTACTTAAAAATGGTACGCTCCATTTGCGAACCTATTGAAAACTACGAGAATTACGAGCGTAAAATTATAAAAAATCTGGGAAAAGAAGTACAACTGACTGATATTAAAAAATATTAATACATATTTAATAATATATATATAAAAATGTTTTATTAATAATCTATAGTATATTAAGTATAATATGGAAACGAAAGAACAATTGGTTCAACATATTAAGGGATGGATGGCAAATGATAACGAAATACGAGAAATACAATCCCGGTTAAAGGAATTAAAAGACAAACGTAAAGGATATGCCGATAATTTAGTAGAAATTATGAGAAAAAATGAAATCGATTGCTTTGACGTAAACGATGGTAAACTTATCTATACTAAAACAAAGGTGAAGGCACCTTTGAATAAAACCACACTCGCTGCATCATTAATGAAATATTTCAAGGATGATGATGAACAGGCAAAAGAATTAGTAGAATTTTTATTGGAGTCACGTCAAGAAAAAGTGAAAGAATCTATACGCCGCAAAGTTCAAAAATAATAATATACTAGTATTATAATTGTGTCATACATAATTATAATACGATGCTTCCTTCATCATCATCATCGTCATATCCTAAAATAAATAATAGTGTAAAAATAGACAACATTTCGACACTTGGTGACATTGATCGATACTATAAAAAAAATGATGTCAATAAAAGCATAGACACCAGAAAAACAAAAATAGCCAACCCTAGCAACCCTAGTAAAAATAATAGCGACTTGTACGAAATAACACCATCTTACATTGAGTCTACTATTTCAGAAAGTACAATGCTGTATCATGAAAAAGAGGACGAATATGAAAATAATAATGGTTTATCTATTAAAAAACATAAGATGACAAATATAAAATATCCGTTCTCTAATAAATCATCACACCATATCACACACGATATGGATAATATATATGACGATGTATATAAAAATAAAAATGTAATTGGAGGTGAATCCAATGATATGAATGAAAAAGATATATTAGTAGAATTTTTGATATACTACATAAATACGTCATCCTATAAACCATTTTTAGAGTTTATGTTATATAAATCGAGTGATGAAAAAAACAATAATAAACTATATTTCCCTAATTTTTCACATGATGTAACAAGTTCTACAATAGTAGAGAATTCATCGGTTTTATTGGATAACATTTTTGGTACCGACTCGTGTGAATTTAAAGGTAGAATTGTTGAATCGCCGACCATGAATCCGGTCAAAAGCGCATATATAAATAATCGCGTTATCTTATTATATAATCTAAAGAAGAAACCCGATACAGTCTTTAGGTATACAAGTTCAGATTTATTTTGGTGGTGTACTGTAAGTGAAGTATTTAACTATAGGAAAGTATTGTTTTACGATATTAGTGATACTGTTACCGATGTGTTTATTGCATATCCGGAAGCTTTAAAACTTTATCATAAGCAGTCTTTGATAGAAACTCCAATCGTTGCTTTCAATGGTAGTGATAAAAAAAACGCGAAATATAATGCTGTTTTTTCTATTCAAAAATCTAATAATGAATCGCGGTATGGTCCTTATTATTATTTTACTGACTTATATAATGCTATGCGTTATGCGTGTTATAACAATGAAACGCGTGAAAAATATGATTTGGGCGGACTTGTAAGGTTTGTCATATTTCCCGGGAAAATGAAGATGTTTCTGGAAAAAAATAAACCAGATAGGTCCGAAATGGCGAAATTTATTTGCGAACAATACCCTATTGAGAAAAAAACCATACAATTTAGAGACAATGATTGTATGTGGACGGAAGAATATAATTCATCATATAATGGGAAATATGAATTCGTTATTAACAATCGTGTTGACTCGTATCTATCTGAAAATAGCGATAATGAAACAAGCATAAAATCTTTAAATTATTCAGGATCGATTAATGACTCTAGCGGAGTTGCTGACTATATACCTGTTCACGATAGTAGTAGCGATATAATATCCGATGTAAAATATGATAAAAATATATATTATTTAGCGATGCGTATATGTATTCGCGAATATAATTTTCAAACACCTTTGTCATATTATTATATAGATACGGTTGATATACCCAATAATTATGAATATGAATTTAAAAAATATAAAATAATATAATATATACAACTTAAGAATGAGATTGGGTAGTTTAAAAACTTGGGTTTTTCTTATTCTTGTTATTTCATTATTAAATCCGGCTATTTTTGCAATACTTGACTTTTTAGAAGTAGATAGAAGCTCTTATGATTCGTATATAATTTGGGGGAACGCTTTGTTAATTTTTTGGTTTGTGTTGAATGATAAAAGATCGTCCGAACTTTTACACGTGTGAGAGGTGTGAGAGGTGAGAGAAGTGCGTTTATTCCCGTATAATATATGAACATGTATTTCCAAAACATAAAATAATATTATATTTACATATTATATAATATTTTATGACCGACATAATAGATTATAATAGTGATTTAGAATATTTATTAAAGATACACGCTGAAGAGTGTGAATCATTTTCTATTTTACATCGATATTCGTTTGAAAAATATAGCGAGAGATCAAATTATATAAACATACCTGTCATTATTCTTTCAAGCGCAATCGGATTTGCTACAGGTATCGATATTGGTTACGATAAAATGAACATTATTCTAGGTGTTAGTAGTATTTTTGTAGGTATAATTAAATCAATTGATACATATTTTCAATTGGGTAAGCGTTCGGAATCACACAGAATTTGTTCATTACAATTTCAGCAAATTAATAAAAAAATAATGATTGAATTATCGTTGAAACGCGATCAAAGAATATCCGCAAAAGATATGCTACAAATCATTAAAACAGATATAAAGAACTTGCAAGATATTGCCCCATTAATTGATGAAGAAATTATAGAAATGTTTAAAAAAAATTATGGATTATTTGATCCATTGTCTAATAAAATTAAATTTACAGCCCATACCCCTAATTTGTGTAATGGTTTAAGTCAAGTAACCATTAACGGCGAAGTTTCTCAAGAGAAAGATGATGATGACACTGATGGAAATAATAGGAGACGAAGACGAAGAAGAAGAAGAAGAAATAGCAGAGGGTCTGGTGGGTCCGGAGGGTCAAGAGGGTCCGGGGGGTCGAGAGGGTCGAGAGGGTCGAGAGATTCTCCTTATCATTCAAATAATAATGACGATGACGATGACGATGATGAGGACGATAATAACGACGGTAGAGGAAATAAAAAAAATGATAAAAAGCGTCCTTCTGATGGTAATTTATCAAATGAAAGCAACTCGTCTGGATTTATGAGTTCTGTATCGAATTTAATTCAAAGAGGAGTGAATTTAATTAAAGGAAAAACACCACCTCCTATTGAGAATAACCAACGTGACTATAATAGTAAAAATAATAATAATATGAGTTCTAGAAGTAATACTAGCAGTAAGAATGGTAGTCGTAATGGACATAAAAAAAATACTAACTCGGTTATAGAATTGACTAGCATTGTGGTTGATGGAGCCAATAACGAATTGCGCGATATCGTAAACAATACTGCGTTACCTAGTTCAACGAATACAAGCGTTAAAGGAACCCCGACTATATATGATAATACAAATCATGCTATGTTAACAGAGAGTCACTTAAAACAGTTTCAACAACAACAGCAGCAACTACATCAATTACAGCAACTACAGCAACTACAGCAACTACAGCAGTTACAACAATTACAACAGAGTCAAAATGTTATACAGTCACCTTCTGTAAATAGTCATCGGTCGCATAATTCTTATCAATCTCAGCCAGTATTTACTCCTGCGAATTTTACAAATAGTATACCAACACCTTCTATTACAGCAAGTGCTAATTTGGTTTTTACAAACAAAACTTCTGATGTTAATCTCGTCGACAATAATAAACTGGTATCTCGCCCTCCAAGTGTACAAGGGTCTAAGCAAAATTCTGTCGCTGGAGGTAATACACCGCGTAATATGATAGAGAGTGATAACGGTATACCTAACCAAACTATAGAAATACATGAAATAACCGAAGTTCAATCATCTATACTTGATGCTATTGTCGTTCCCAACCTACAAGAGAATATAGAAACAAATAATTATTACAATGGTAATGCGGGTAACATGAGTAACATAACTAACAATAGTAACTATGTAGATGAAGATGAAGATGGCGCAATGTAACCCATATTTGTTTATAATATACTATATAAAATTGAAATAAAAAGAACTTTATAATATAATAATAAGAACTAGTATATACACTATCTAATCGTATAAGATGGAAAAGCGCATTAATAAAAAAATAGAAGACTATTTGATAACATTTAAAACAGACACAGCAAAAAAATTACAAATAATGATGAATACGTTAGACGCAAATGGAGCGAACGGATATTCGTCGAAAGATGATCTTACAAACATCGTCGATAATATAAAACATCAATGTAATTCTATGGCTGGATTTGTATATAATTATGAAAAGCTGAAACTTGGGAAAGATGATTTCATGAAAAGGAAACGTGTAAAAAGCATTGTCCCGATGTATGAACGCTGTGCCGCTAAACGTGCAAATGGTGAGCAGTGTACGCGTCGTAAAAAAGAGGGGGAAACATATTGCGGCACCCATATCAAAGGGACGCCGCATAGTATTGTGGATGAAACAGTGTGTGATACACCTACGACAAAAAATGTAAAAGTCGACATTTGGGCACAAGATATTAAAGGTATTATTTATTATATCGACAAGACAGGTAATGTATACGACACCGAAGATATTATGAAAATTGATAAGTATCCCAAACGTGTTATTGCGAAATATCACCAAGACGAAGCAGGAAAATATAGTATTCCATCCATGTTTGGAGGCGGGAGTGCTGCGATTTCAACGTCGATTATGGTTAGTAACTTAAATTATTAATAAATACTATATACAGTGTAATAAATAATATATCCAGTTTAGTAAAAAATAATATATCAATTAATATATAGTACTATTTTTTAATTGATAAATGTCAGCAAAGAGAATACAATGGATGTGGCAGAATGATCAGGGTACAGGTTATAACAATTATGAGGAACACTTAAATACTCTACTTGAATTTTTTTTTATTAGGCGTCATGTAGATTATAATGGTACATCTCTTTCTAAAGTTGAACCACCTATTACTAGTTTTATAATACCATATAAACAATTCGTGTGGGTTTTTAACTTTGATGAAATGACACAAAGGAATCAAGATTCTGATTCCCGACGAAAAATTATTAGACTAGAAAATGATAAGGTTTGGATTTGGTATAGGTTGGGTGACGTATCTGATTTTTTCAGTTTTAATAATATATCGATCGTATCATTATTAAATAGCGGACTTAGAGAGCATGGGGCAAGGGGGTCGAGTTCAAGTGAACATCAGCTTACATATGTGTCCAAAATTCCTAATATAACCTTAAATTGTAAATTATCACTTTATAAAAGTACTCATAACTGTAATAATAGTATAATAATACAACATGTTGATTTAGGTACCTTACAATCATACGCAGCAGGAAGAGGAGCAGGAACAGCAGCAGCAGCAGCAGCAGCAGCGCCACCATATCAACCTCTGATCGCACCAGCAGTAACTCAACCAAGTTTGGCTTTACCTGCCAATTGGGTCGAGCTATACGACTCGGTGCATAATATGCCAATGTACCTGAACAATGCAACCGGAGTGACCACATACACCATGCCTCAGCCTCAAGGCGGTGGTAAAATAGGAAAAAAAAAACGAATTATTAAGCGACAAAAAACTTATAAAAAGAGATATACCCGGGGTAAAATCATTAAAAGATAATAGTTACAATATTTCGAATCATAAATCAATATATAATACATACTTAAAAGTTGTATGTATTATATTAAGTATACACGCAAAAAAAACTCTCCATATACATAGCACCCAATGACATCTACATATTATATGGCACCAAATCGCGTGAGAGATATTCGTGTAAAAATTAACAACGAATGGTGTGTTGCCAGTGAAGAGCAACAATCGGCGTATATTGCGTATAAATCGCGCAACCATTATTATAGAGAGACGCCACACGTCGATGAAAATGGGATAACAATATTTCGCGATAGTATAAATAAAGACGACCCATATATGCCTACGTATTTTAAATTGACAAATTCTTTGCGCAGCGGAGAATACCCTATTATAGACATGAATGATATATATATATTTTTAATGGAAGGAGTATCTGGTAATGGTAGTAGAAGTGGAGCTGGGTGGGTAAAAAGTCGAAATTATCAGGCATGGGCTTATGTTGACTTTATGTATGATTTTTGTACAACTCGAAAATGCTATATGTCAAAATATTCTACATATTTGGCTTTCCCTCCAGGTTTCGATACTAGAAATGTTGTGACGATTGAC